CTTCGTCACGTTCGGCGGTGAATTTCTTCATGTTCATGTATCTGCCTCCCGTTCAAACCGTCCGCCGCCTAACAGCGTCTCTTTCAGCACGTAAGCATTAATCAGCTTGTGCATATGGTCATACGGCGTCTTTGCGGCTGTTTCGCCGCCATGATAGCAAACAAAAGCTCCGTCATCCCGCAGACTCGCAACCCTGCCTAGCTCGTATTTTTCGCCATTGTGATAGATGATATATTCGCCTACTTCAAAATCTTCCATTGTCCCCTCCTATAATCCCGGCTGTTGTTGCCACGCTATCTGAAACCGCTCGCCCTTGCTTAAGTCGTATGTCAGGAACATATCCCGTAACTTTTCTGCTACCTCCTTGCTCCCGCACACCATCATGAACGGAATATCGAAACAGTGCCACTTATCTACTGCTATATTTTCTGCCTTCTGCTGCCATGTCTCCAACAGCTCCGCCCTGTGTTCCTCGGACAATTCAATTTTTAATCGCCTTGCAATCTGGTCTGGCGTTTGGTTGCCCAACATAATTCCCATGCTTTTACCTCCTCCATAATCCCGGCTGTTTCTTCACTTAACGTCTGCCTGTCCCTTCGTGTGCATCAGGCGTATGCGAATCTCGCCATCATTATCCGAACACTCCACCACGCAAAGCTCATCGGCTTGGTCAATCAGGTATTGCGCGATGACCCGGATAAACTCGCTCTCGGGACAGGTACAGATGTAGTCCTGGCTGTTCTTGTCGTATCGGTGATAGCGGCAGGTTCCGCAGTGTTCATCTTTTGCTGTGTTGGTTCCCATGTTTCCTGTACTCCTCAAACGTCTGTACTTTCCAAAAAATAAAGTTGTTGCACCACCTTTGTAGCTGCCTGTAGACCGGATCACAATGCGCCTTGTCATATATCATCGGATACGGACTGAAATTCAATTCCCTGCATAACTGGATGCGGTAAATGTCCTGCTCAAGTGTCGTGTCATAGTTGCAGAGGATGTAAACCATCACCCTTCCCTTGTTCCGGTCATAGCCTGTCTTTTCCGCAAACGCTCTCAGGCGCGGCTCTATGATATCTTTGTCCTGCCATCGATCAAATGCAAAGTGGATGCTGTCAAGGCGTATCTGTCGTATCAGGTCAAGATTGCGGTCATTGATCAGCCGGATGTCTAATCCTTGGTTGAAGTTCACCCTTGCCTTGCTGTCTGCCAACTGCCGAAGAAGTCTCGGATGTTCCCGGCAGGCCAGTATATTCGGATCGCATAAGATGATGTTCTTTTGACCGTTCCAGAATTCCCGTAACTCTGATACTTTGTGTGAACGCCCCCCCCTCTTTTGTTGCAACATGGCAAAATCCACATCCACGGGGGCAGCCCCTTGTCAGGAAGCCGAAAGCCGTGTCCTTCGTCAGGTCAGGGTAAAGACTATAGTCTGGATAGATATGCTCAACCTCATCAGGCAGTGGTCTGTCTCTCTCGGCGTGATAGGTTTCTTTCCCGCCCACCAGGTCGATGCAGTATCCAGACCCGCCCTTGATTACCTGATCCGCATTTACCGGGTATTCATAATCAGGCGTGAAACTGAATACCTTGGACATATACACACTATCCAGATGCCCGGAAAACAACGGTTGATACCACTCCACGCTGTCTCCCTGTGCCTTGTGCCATGCTGACAGCTTCATCAGTGGGAGATTCGGGAAATTATGACCATCCACATCTATCAGGCCTATCTTCATCGCTATGCGCCCCCACAAAATCCGATAACAATTCCATAAACCGGTCGGCCGCAAAATCGTTGTTGAATGAGGCGTATTTGGTTGTCACGTTATCCGTTTTGACTATCAGACAGGGTTTAACCCTGCCCGGCATATTCGCAACTCCGATTTCCATTCCGGTTTCTTCGTTTACCAGCCTCATCCCCTCACCCCTTCAGCCACTCAAACACCGCCAGCGCCCCAACCAACCACATCAGGCAGGCGGTTATGATTTTTACTTCAATCATTGTTGCGTTTCTCCTTCATCAGCTCCAGAATGAAAGCCAGGTTGCAGGCACAATGCTCAATTGCCAACAGCCCGCTTTCCTGATCTACCGCCTCAATATTGTTCCATGCCGCCAGTGTGTGACGTAGGAACGCCTCCCAGTATCGGTCAATGCTCACATTCCGCCAGTTGTCGGGAGAACCGTATTTCTGATTCCCAAACCGGCGTACACGCTCGATGGAGTAAATGATTTCTTTCGGAACCATTGACAGTTCTGGCTTTCCCGCGTCCGCTTTCGCTGTCTGGTCAGCCGTCTGACTGTCAGGGTTGGCCTCCGTCTGGTCTGGTGTTTCATCCAGATACATCTCTTTCACTTCCTGATCTGACATCCCAGCAAAGGCTATCGCAAACATATCGTTAAGGTCTGCCGAGTTGAAGGCGTGATACCCGAATGTGTACCCCTGGCCACACTTGTGGTTCGGCATTTCTGTGTCAATCGGACATTCATCACACATCGCAAACTGACGGCAGTATGCCTTGAGTGCCCGGTCTTTCTCGTCATAGATCATCTTTTTGCGCCCCCTCTCGCTTTATGATCCCGGCTCATCTTTGCTCTCCCCCTTTGCGGCCTGTCTCCGCATTCGTTCCAACTGAAACAGCGCCTCCTTAGATGGTTTGTAGAATTTATCCATATATGAATTCTTCAATTTCCCCGTCCTCTTCGCCCAACGGATGAACTTATCCGTGGCGTTATCCTTCGCCCTGTGGTTCCCATCCATTCCCCTTTACCTCTGGTTCCCTTGTCAATCCGCTTTTTCAGTGGTCTCTGTCTCCGGCTCCGCCATGGCCATAACCTGCTCAATCTTCTCCAGACGCCTCGCCACATCATCTGCGGCCTGAAAACAGAGTTCTGTAAGAAAATCCCTGTCAATGCATTGAGCCGAAGCGTCCAGGATGATGGGGTTCGCCTCCGCCACCATCACATCCATCAGATCCTTCGGCGGTCCGCCTGGTTCGAATAGCTGCAAGAGATACTTCTTGTGGTATTTCCATGCGGTCAGGATTGCGGGCTTGATGGTTTCCTTCCGGATGCACGGGAAACCTCTCCAGAAATACCTGACAATGATGTCTGTCAGCTTGGAGTATAAGGGAATCGGGAATGCTTTCTCGGTCTCGACCCACTCTCTGTTTCCGGAGTCCTTCATTTCCGCCATCATCTCAGGCAAATAGAATAGCGGCTTCCCGTAATATTTCTCCGCGATATCACATGTCACGCCGTATGCCTTGCCAATGGGTTTCAGATCCATATATGTTTCACCTTCTTTCTGGTTGGATTATGAACTTCAGGTGTGCCTATCATGTCCGGCAAACAAGTATTCCCATTCAAGGGAAAGGTTTTCGATGCGCTTCTGGAGAGCCATCCAGAGTGGGCTGATTGTGGATGTATTCTTCTCCCTCCAGGGTGGGCTGACCGGGGACGTACATTTCTCCAACCAGTCTTTCATCAGCTGAATTTCCCCAGACAGGGCTTGCAACCGCTTCTGTCTGGCGGCTTCTGCATTCTGCATAGCCTCCCGTTCTCGTTGCCGTTCAAGCATCCTCTGACGGGCTTCCTGACTGACTTCCTTCCCATCACTTATGTGGATACCAAATCGGTCTGCGATGCTCCTGACAGCGGCCTCAAAGCCTACGCCATCATGTTCCATCACGAAATCGTAGATATCCCCGCCCTTATTGCAGACGAAGCAGTAGTAGCCGCGCTGCCCATCGTAGATCTTCATGCTCGGGGACTTATCGTTGTGGAATGGGCATCTACAGAACCCGGATGGCGTGACCTTGTACCCGTAGGACGTTGCCAGCTCCCGCATCGTCACTGTTTGCCGGATGTTTTCGATATCGTCATCTTTAACCATTTCATTTCGATTTCTACGGCGTTGTGCTTCTGCTTTTTCCGCTTCCGATATTCCCTTGCCAGTCTGGCATAGTGTCCGGGATCCTTTGCCTCCATGGCAGCCCGCTGTCTCCTCTGGGCTGCCAGGTATTGCTCCGGCTTGGCTTTTCGTCGTTTCCGCATATTTGCGGCCTGTCTATCGAGAAATATCTCCCGTTCACTGTATGAGCAGTCAGGGAGTTGGCAGGAGAAGCAATCAGGGTAGGTACATCCATCTGGCTTATGCATGGCTTTGGGTTCCTCCCTTCTTGGTTGGTTGCTCAGTTGTCACTTGACTGGTGATCACCACTCAATAATTCCACAATCGCTTTCCCGGCATTTTCTGGGGAGCAGAACCGCCAGTGTACATCGTACTTCTCGGACATGGTCACCATGGCCTTGTACAGTTGCTCTCCGTCAACAGGTGGCTTCTGACCACCATGCCGGACGAATTCTTCGATCCTGTCCATCATGCCCTGACCGGTCTTGATACGGTTCCTGCGGCAGTAGGCGTACAACTGTTTCCAGTTCTTCCAATTCTTCACATCCTCCAGAGAACCTACTTCCGGGGCGGACTCGATCAGCACGTAGAAGTCGATGTGGTTCTGCTGTGCCAAGATGCATTCATCACGGAAACGGGGATGGGATTTGCCGATTACGTTGCCGTATATTTCGGTCATTCCGAACTTGGAATCCACACTCCTCTTCGTTACCCCCAGCAGATCCATCTTCTTCAGCTTGTCTCCACGCCTCCGAATGACTTCCTTGACCGCATCATCCACCACGATGTAATCCCCGACAGGGAGCGGCAGGTATCCAAGTTTGTGCCCCAGATCCATGAGCTGCCGGTGCTTGATGTCGTGTTTGCCTTCTTTTTGGGCTTTGTCTACTGCAATGATCATGTGTGTTTCTCCTTCGGACACCACTTCGGTTTACTGCCCCATACTGGCCGCTCATCCATCAAGGCGCATGTCAGATGGTTGCCATCCGGCAATCTGGTTATCCTGCCCGTATCTCGGCATTCTGCGCAGATAACGGGATAATCATTTCCCTTGTTGGCTGCGATTCTCATCTTTCGCCTCACATCTCCTTAGGTGTATCCAAATATCATTGCCCGTCAGGTCAGAGCACTCTATCAGGTAAAGTTCGTCCGCATGGTCCGCCAGGTACTGCCCGATAGCGTTGACGATCTTAACTTGGTTTTCTCGGCTGATACTCATTTCTTCTCCCTAACGGTTATGATTGCCGGATTGACCACTCCATCGCCATAATGGCCGTACTTGCCGTTATGCCACTGTCTCAGCTCTTCCCCGTACTCCCAGAAGTCAGCAAGCGCAGCCACCGCATATCCGTACATGAAGCCGGTAATACCTTCTTTGTTGGCATCGTGGGAAGTCTTCTCGGCAATGTCTTCCAGCTTCTTACCCTTCGCCATTTCCGCTTCCATCAGATCGGTCCACCAGTGCATGTACTTCACAACACCGTAGGAATAACCATCGTTGCTATTGATCTCGACGAAGTGTTTAAAATCCTTCACCTTTCCTTCTTTGATTTCCATTTCGTTTTTCTCCTCCGCATTGGAAATCCGTGCATCTTCAGCCAGTTATTCGGGATAGACTTAGCATCTCCAAACATGGCACGCATCCAGTATGGTTTATGACTGATGTTTACAGTTATCGTCATTTCCTGCGGAAACTGAAAATCAAACATTTCATTTTCTGATAATCCATCTGGAACAACCATCTCCGGCACATCAGTTATATGCGCCATTGGCTGATACGTCTTGCCATTATCTGCGCTGAATAAAAGTTCATGTGGTTGAATGTCTTTTGGCGGCATAGTTACTCCTCTCCGATACTCCCCACATCCACGATTGCTGCACCGGACCCCTGAATGGTTGGGAGCTTTCCATCCCATTTGTCGATTTTGTTATTCTCGATCAACTCCGGCGTCAGTGATTTAGCCACCATCTCATTTGCCATGGCCTCTGCCTCTGCCTCAATCTTCATTGCATCAGCCTTGCCTTGTGCCTTTATCTTTTCTTGTTCCGCCTCAATCTCAGCAGTCTCCTTGTCCTGTTCAGCCTTAATCAAAGCCACTTCTTTGTCTTTGTTGGCCTGAACCGTCGCGGTCTGTTTTTCAATCTTCGCCAGCTCTAGCTCCTGCTGTGCGTTTACCTTTTTCTGAACCTGTGCTCTGGTTTCATCATCTGCGTCAATATCGATCAGAGATACGTTTTCGATGATGATGCCATATGGAGCGAACTTCTCCGAAATATACTCTGACAAAGCGATATTCAGATTGGCTCTTTCGTCTCCGAGAATATCTGTAACCGGATACTTTGCTGTTACTTCCTTCGTCCAGGAAATAATGTTCGGCTTGATGAACGAGTCTCGGACTTCTTTGCCAGATTGGCCCTTAAACCGTGTAAACAGGTTTGTCACCTTGTCTGCGTCATATCTATACGTGAATGTAAGATCTACTTTCAGGCCTTTCCCGTCAGAAGACGGCACCTCAAAGCTGTCATCGCCTTCCGAATCTCCGTCTTCGCCCGAAGTAAGGTATGACTGTTCAATGCCGACAGAGTAGAGCGTAACTTCCTTCGTCGGAGAAACGATATGCCATCCCTGATTGAGTGTTTCATCAGACACACCGCCATTCATGCTATACACGATACCGATATATCCGGCAGGCACCTTCTTTGCACATGAAAATCCCACAATCAGCGCAATGATGAACACTACGCCTAGAATGATTGCTCCTATTACTCCTTTATTCATTCTTCGTCTTTCTCCTTTCTTTCAATGAACTCTTGAATCCTGCAACGAACATATCTTTTTTTGACGGCTCATCACTCATGGCCTTTTCAGCCTTCTTCACGAAATGCGTAGCAATTCCACCGATCAACCTGAAGGCAAACGAGCATAACAGCCATAATAGTGCTGCACCAAGTATCACTAAAAATACAAATACTGGATTCATTTCTTCTTCCTCCACCGGCGAAAGCATCAATTATTATTCCCATCGGTCTCTTCCTCTCTCGCCCTCGGCTTATACACCCTCTCGCTCGACAGAAAATCCTCTTCGGCCTGAAGGTCAGACTGCAAACGTTTCAGGCGTTTTATGAACCCCCTGTTTGAAGCGTCCCCGATGAAGTCCTTTATGGGTTTCAGCGCCTTGGCCTTGTCCTTCGCCTGCCTACGCTCCACACGTGAGTTATGAAGTCTTGTGTCAATCAGGGCGCGTTTCTTGCTGTTGCTCTCGAATTCAATCTTATGTAGAAAGTCCTGAACTTTGCTGTCCTCACGAAGGACAATCTGCCATGCCTCTTCCTGCTCCTCTTGCATCCGGGAAAGCCAGTCAATGAAGGTCTGGACGATCTCGGATGGTCTGGATGCTTCTGCGCTCACACAATCACCTCCCCATAGTTGCTTTCTGCCCCGTCTTCCCCAGCCTCGCCGGGTGTGGTGACATCTTCTCTTCCCCCACATTCTCCGAAGACGGCGCTTCGCATTCCGCTTACGCAAACGGCAGTTCTCCATCGTCTATCCCGTCGGGAATATTCACGAATCCGGCGCTTACTGCCGATACCGCAGGCTGTGAAGCAGTCCCGGAAGCCTGTGAAGCACCCTGAGACGAGTACGAACCACCATCAGAGACTCCGTCCTTCTTGCTCTCGGCGAATTCCCAAGACCGGATCAGGAAGTTGACATCGTAGTGCTTCTTTCCTTCCTTATCATCCCAGACATTCTGCTGTGCCTCGGACTGGACGATGATCCGTGTCCCTTGGCGGACAAACCTGTCGATGGACTCAGCTGTCTTGCCAAACGCCACTAGGTTGAAGAAGTTTGCCTTCTTGTTGTCCCCGTACCCTGTATCGACCGCCAGTGCGAACGATGCCGTTGTTGTTCCGCTTGCTGTCTGGCGTATGACAGGATCCTTTGTGGCTCTTCCCACGAAAATACAAATATCCATGTGTGATAAATTCCTTTCTGGTGAGCAGTTGTCAGTGTGTCATAGTTCCACTGACCTGCCCTGTTCTGCTATGTCTACGGTGCATCCGGGAGGGACGATCTTGCTGACCTCCTCCCGGAATTCAACCGGATTGCCGTTGCTCTCGCTAAGATGACAGAGGATGACGTGTCTCAGCTCCTGACTGCTGTTCGCCCTGATGCATTCCATGGTGGTCTGAAGGCTCATATGACCAGTCAGTACGTGCCTGTACTTAGCCTGTGTATTATCCACGTACCGCTCGTCATAATTGGCTTCGATCAGCATGGTTGACAGCCCCTTGAACACATACTTGATGTAGGCCGTATCAGTGGCGTAGAGCATCTTTCCGAAGTCTTTGTGATGGATCAGGAACCCGCAGCATGGCACGTCATGTATCACGCCGAAGGATTGAACCCTGAAACCTCCGAACTGTGCATCCTGCCGCAGACTTTCCATCGTGTACGGCTGGAAGACGGGGATACCGGACATCTGGTAATCATGTATGTATGCCGCATGGTCTCCGTGGGTGTGGCTCACCAAGGCTCCACGTATCCCACGGATATTGAAGTTCATGGCCTTCTTCACGTCCCAGAACCGGATACCGCAATCAAGGATCAGAGACTCCTGCCCATTGGTCAGCACATATGAATTTCCCTTGGATCCTGTCCCCACACACATCAGTTTCATTTCGGATAGTCTCCCGTCCCCTGTACACTTCTCAATCATTGGTCATCCGGGTTGCCTCAGATCTCGTCATCCTGCGGGAACTGGAACACCGACACGTCCATGCGCTGATAGCTGTCATGCAGACGCTTCATGGCTGCCCTGGCCTTGACCGGCGTTGAATAGAGCGCCATATAGACCATGTACTGACCACCGGCGTTTGTGACTATCGCAGTGTCCTCAATTCTCAGGATCAGGCTGTCATACAGGCAGTCCACTAACCCGTCTTGGCTGATGATTCTCATTGCGGCGATCCTCCTTTGTCTGCCGGTCTCCGAAGAATGTTTTTCGAACATCGACAGCAAACCGTTTCCTCATGTATTCTTTCCGGGTCATGTCTGACTCCCACGGCTTCTTGTTACACATGAACACCCGGCAGATGAATGGCCTATGGCTGTAGATCATGCATTTGTCCTTCGGCCTTGTAGTGTCCAGAAACGGACAGGTAAGGTCTATGATTGGCTTCGCCAACGGGCTGCCGATGTTGCTGTGTGGCCGGATGTTGTTCTTTGAAATGTATCTGCGGATGTCTGCTATCTCGCCTGCACTCATTGGGAGCAGGTTACTGCAACAATTCCCACACCCCGAACACTTGCCGTCCTTCGTGTAGTCATGGGGGCCGTCATTCATCTCTCGGATGGCCTGACCCAGTGTGCCAGTGCTGATCATTACTCCCACCACCCCGGATCTGAAGCGCCATCAGGAATGTCGATTGCTGACTGTTCGGGCTGTTTGTGGGCTTCCTGTTTGGGAGCGGGAGCCGGTTCCTGCTTCGGTTCGGCTTTCTTCCTGCCCTTCTTCGGGGTCTCAGGCATGGCCTCTGCGGCCTTCACGGCTTCAGGCGTTGGTTCGGGCATCGGGGACGGCTTCTGGGCAGGTGCCGGTTCGACAACTACTTCCGCCTCTTCGAAACTGACGGAGTTGGCATTCGCTGAGATATCCTCCTTGACGGTTCTCTCGACCTCCGCCACCGGCGGTGCTGACTCAACCTCTCTGTAGTCTTCCGGGCCGATCTCTACCACCTCTTCCTGTGTGTAGATGCCCATTGTCAGTTCGGGACAATTCATACGTCCAAAGAAGGAAGCCGCTCTGTATCTCAGCATCATCTGCGGCATGGTTTTCCATTTGCTCCCGGTCTTATCGAGCCACCCTTCGGCCTTTGCCATATCCATGTCGATAACCGGCCCGGACACTTTCCTGCCGTTCTTTTCTGTCCAGCACTGACAGGAGAAAGGCTTTCCGTTCTTGTCGGTCTTTTCGTCATACTGAAGTTCGAAGTCATATTTCCCGGAGCCGTTGATCATGGCGATCATGTACTGAGCTGACCATGCCGGACGGCCATATACCACGTACAGGTTCTGCATTACCATCAGGGGGCTTACCTGAAGCCTGTTTGCCAGTTCCAGTGCAATCAGGGCATTGTTTGCGTTACCCTGGAATTCCTTCGGCACGATGGTTGACTGTGCCAGACTGGAGGCCATCTTCGTGGCCAGACCCCATGCCTCGGAACTTGAGAACACGCTTGTATTCTCGTTTCTGGTTGCAATTGCTGTTGAAGCCATATGTTTTATTCCCTCCTTTTTCATTGCTTATGCCCTTGCCGCCAGTGAAGAAACTGGCGTCATACAGGCTCTTGTATTGGTCACAGTAATCTGTGAACAGTGTCTCTCTGGCGTACTCGGGACTTCTCAGATTGGAGCAGAGATACAGTCCATAACCTTGGGACTCGTGGTGTTCGCAATTTCCACAACATTCGTCATGGGATATCACTGCCATCGCCGGGATCCTCCTCGGACGGTTCTGCCAATCCGATAATCTTTTTCAGCTTGTCCCGAAACGGCGCTATCTCTTCGTCCGGCACATCAATCTCGGTTACGAGTCCCTGAGAACCAAGACTGATATCTACCAGATCCCCAACAGCGACCTGTACCGGAGACTCGTAGGCGTAGGCTCTGCCCGAAGGTTTGCCGTTCCTGAGAAACTTCACTTTGATGAGGTTCATTTGTTTTCCCTCCCTTCCATGGATGCTTTGTTGTTCAGTTATTCTGCGGTTACCACCAGTTCCGGCTCGTCAGAAACCGTCAGGAGCACCATCTGCGCTTCCATCTCCGGGATGCCGCCGGTGCTGATGGCTTCGGCATTGTCCAACCAGACAGGAGCTGTGATGCCGTATAACTCTGACAGCGCATTGATGACATCCAGACCGCCCTGGATCTGTGCTGCATTGTTGGCGTTCAGGTAATCCACATAGGAACCGTTGGATGCGATCTGCATCACGCAGGTTTCCTTCACTGCCCCATTTATCTGCGTCTGGAACAGCTTGAACCGAACCGATTTGAAATGGCCGTTTATCTTGTCAGAAAGCATGTCCATCTTGGCCTTGATGAATTCCTCCAACAGGTACAGGTTCCGCTCCTGGTCAGCCACCTTCTGTGCACATTCCATCTGCGCGGCCTGTAACTGCTCGATACGGGCCTTTATACGCTCGTTTGAGGCAATCACTGCGACAGCCCTATCAATCCCCGACAGTTCGTCCCTGATGGCCTGTTCGCGCTCATGCAGGGCTGCCTTACGGGCATTCCCGTTGTCCATGGATGCAAGCTGTTTCTCCAGTTCGGACATCTTTGATGCAAGAGCCTTATACTCGTCCGTATCACGGAAGTTTGTGACCGGAACGCCTTTGCGGAAGGCCTCAACGGTCTTGTCGCGCTTTTCAGATGCTTCAGGAACCTTTTCTGTGATTGCCGCCAGTGACTGCTTCAGGCTCTCGATTTCGGACCGGATATTGTCGGATGCAGTGTGAAGCTGCTTCCCTCTGGTCTTGACGCGGCCTATGTCCCTGGCCTTCCTGTCATCGAATTCCTTCTGGATCTCAGCAATCTTCTCCGGGTCAAATGACCTGCCGCATGTGGGGCAGACCGTCTTGTCCCCGGGAAGAACCCTTGCACTGATCGTTTTGAATTCCTCTCCAAGTGCCGAGAATTCCTCGTCTTTTGCAGACAGGTCGGCTTCTTTGTACTTGATGTCGGAGAGGATGCGTTCGCGTTCAGACTCCAGCTTCTTCAGCTCTGCTTCGGCATCTTCCACGGCCTTTTCCCATGACCGTTTACGTCTTGCGTTCTCGGCAGCTACATCGCTCTCTACATCGCCCATTCCCAGCTTCAGAGACATAATCTGCGCCTGTATATCCCCTACGGATTTAAGGCTCTCGGAGAGGCTGTCACGCTCGTTCTGGACGGCCTTCAGCTTCGCCTCACACTCGGCTTTCCGCTGACCAAGGCTATCAGGATCCTCTGTCTCTTCTATCAGGGAATTACTTGCCTCATCCACCCTGACAGGGTATGTCTTCTGTTCTTCCTTCAGCTTCCGCAGTGTAGCTACGGCTTTTTCTTTTGCCTTTTCCGCACCGGCTTCCTCAACCTCGTTTGCAATTGGCGCGAAGGTCTCCATATCCGTTGCCAGCACATCAGCATCTGTGATTTCGCTGACGAACTTCAGGAGCGTCTGCCTCTGTTCCTGCCACTTCATAGCAGCGAACGTCCTCGGATTGGTCAGCAGACGGAAAAGCTGTTCGTCAATCAGGGATGCGATTTTCCCTTCGAATTCCTTCTGGTTGGCCGGGTATCCGTTCACCTCATAGGTGTTCGTGTTGCCCTGGAATGTGGGTGCTTCAGAACCTCTCTTTTTCACCCAGTTCTGTTTCTGGATCTTTTTCAGCTCCACTGTTCTCGGTCTCATGTCGGCATCGTCCCAGACAATCAGCACCGCCTCGACTTCGATGTCGATGTTGTCGATCAAATTCCCGTCTGCATCGACCGGACGGATCTGGAAGTCTGCCCTTCCCTGACTGTCCTTCCCGAACAGCAGCCAGCTGAACCCGTCTATCAGCGTGGTCTTGCCGGAAGCGTTTCTCCCGGAGACCGTGGTCACTTTCGGTCCGAATTTCAGACCGAATTCCGTGATGCCTTTGAAGTTCTTCAGATGGAGACTCTTCAGTTTGATATGTTCCAACTCCCTTACCTCCTTTTCACTCAATAAAAAACCGCCTGACAAGACGAGCCTGATTTATGGTTTGCCCTATAAACCAGTGACTCATCACGTCAAAGCGGATCTCTCACATGTGTGTTCTGTATTTGGTTTTTCAGTTATTGTACTGCGGTCTATCCAATATCCCTGCTTCCCTTGCTGTCCCCGCATTCACCATGATGTCCTTTTTATAGGCCGGGCACTTGACCATGAATGTGGTATCCTCCGGAACCGGAGATGCGGTCTTGCAGATGAAGCAGCGTTTCTTGATTGGGCATGCCCTGTTGGGGCATCGGTATGTGATCATTTGTTGTTTTGCTCCCTCTTTTCCGCCATGATTAGCCTGACATGTGCTTCATGTTCATTGATAGCATCTATAATGTCTTCAAGCACAAAAGGCAGGGTAGCCAATTCTCTTTGCATTTCCTTTAATTCAGAACCTCTATATGGCCTGAGCGATTTTCTTACAACATATATTGCCCTTTCTAAGGCATTTAGCCTTTTTTTGTGAAGACATATACCTTTTTCCAACAGGTGACCTGGGCATACCACCTTGTTCGATGGCGGGTTTAGAAGAAGGTCTTCAAGCATGGGTATTATTTTGCGTTCCTCCCTTGCTTCTTCCTCTAGATATTCAATGCACTCGTGTTTCTCCTGTTGTTGCTTGTCAAAAGAAAAACCTTTTTGGCGCTCTATCACACGGTCGCGATACACAGTCTGGACAGTATGGGCAAGATCGAGTCGAAATATATCTATGTCTTCGTCCGTATTCTCGTTATAGTCACTCCACGGAATGTTATCAAAGATGCTGTCAAAGTACGCTGCTTTCCCTTTCTTTGTCTTTGACACATTGAAGTATGAGCCAGTATCATACTTGCTGATCAGGTATGTTTCCATCGCCTCTGCGTCGGCTCTGTTTTCAACCTTTATGAATTGTATTTTGGGATTATTTATCACTTTCAGTTTGTCGTTTTTATGCTGAGAGACGCGGCGCTTCATGTTGTCAGTTATTCCAATGTATACCGGGATCCCGTTGCTCTCATATTTATACACATAGCTTGCCATTATTCACCTCATACGCTATTCTATATCCCAATGTCTATGGAAAGCACCGCACTTCTTTTTTCCTCTTCGTATATTCCCAAGGCGGTTTCAAGTAACGGATCGTTTTTAAGGAGACATCCAAATACAAACTTCTTGCCACTGAACTCGCCGATATATATACCACTGTTATTAAAAACACTGTTTCTTTGCCCTATCCTATAGACGAAGGCATCTTCATCGTAATATCCGTAGCAATCATGTTCGTTTATGTAGATAATGTAGCTATGATACAAAGCGCTTATGGAAGTGTTTGCCTTAATTCCGGTTTTCTCGTATGCCTTCTGTATCGAAGACCGGGAGAGCACTTTTATATCTTCGTAAAACCATTCAATGAAATCGTGCTTCATATTATTATCAAGGTCATCTCTAATATCTCGCAGTTGTCCCTCTATGCTTTTTATTTGTCTGCGAACACTAAAGACTTCATCCTGAAGAGTGCTGTACTGCTTGTCAAGGAGAGAACAACACCTCCTGCTTTTCGTTGGGAAGTCCCTCTCGTCATAATCCTTCCAATTAATTGTTTTCTCATCTACAAATGATGATTCGCCCCAATTTGTTTTCGCTTTGTTGAAAAGTTCGTGGTCACGTTCAAGTTCTACTGCGATCAGATGGCCTTCTAGCACTTCCACGTCTGCGATCGTCTCGTAGTACGCATATTGGATTTTCCAATTACAATCGTTGTACCAATCATCTCCTCTGTGCTGATAAAAGCGCCCTGGCATATTTGTATCTTGTTTGATTATTCCAATATATTTCGTTTCGCCATCTGGATTTATGTATCGATATATGTATGGCATTATGGTTGTCCTCTTGTGCTTCTTGTGCTAAAATAGCACTGGAAAATCAGTTTCAGTATTTTCCCTGCCCTGTTTGCTCTGCCAAGCATCAGGGCATTTCTTTTTTTGCGGGCATCCAGTCAAACCAGACCGTTCCGTTGGGGGCGTAGTAGACCATGCCATCCCTAATCCCCTTCAGACTCGGCGTCTTCGGAGGGTTTCTCCTGATCCACCGGATCCGGTTTACCCTCTCCCTCTCAGCATGGAACCGGCTGTGCGCTCCGGCTATGTGCCTTACGAGATAAAACGCACAGGCGTATCCCAACAGCATCACAGTTGCCAGATCAAACCGATTTGTCTCCGGAAGGAAGAGGATCACGGCAACCGCCACCGCCATGGCGATTTTATTTGCCATCAGGAACACCTCCTTCGAACAGCCCCGAGAAGTCAGCGTACTGCACGTGATTGTGCTTGCTGCTCCCCTGAACGAACAGGTACGGTTTCCCTTTCCACTCGCCCCTGACAGCTGTGGGGTCCGCATCCATGGCGTCCTTAATGGCCGGAAGATCCGTATGCGATATCCAGATGCCCCTTCCATACTTGTCGGTGCTCCCGATGCCGTACCGCTCCAGTACCGCATGCATGGGACGGAACCCGCCGTCGTTCTTTACCAACTTATTCATTTTGTTGTTTCTCCCTCCCCTCTTCGGAAGTCTCCAAGAACTTCCTCTATCTTCCATAACTCAGACAGCTTCATACTGCCCGGATTACGGAACCTGTTTTTCATGGTTCCCTCTGTAATCCCCGTCAACTTACAAAGGTCAACCCGTCTCATGTTTGTTCTCGCCAGCCCCACCCTCAACCATGTAAGCAGTGCGTCCTGCTCCACATCCGACCGGCTGACTGGCGTGAGCGGTCTCACTCTGGGCATGGCGGCCTCCCTTCGTCATCTTCGCTGTCAAGCGGTTCCGGTTCTTCCGTGCGGTTCTTGTATGTTCTCCTAAGTTCTGCATCGGAAACAGGAACGCCTACCAGCTTCACGATTATCCTGTCTCGGGCGTTCATGAAAGGTGTGATGTGCCCCTTCTTTAGCCTATCCACAAAGAGCAGGTAGGCCATTCTTACACTTGGCCCTCTCTGGTACAATCGCATAGGCTCAAATGCTTCCGACCAACACAGGAAAAGGCAATCCTGACCGCCGTAAAGGATTTCTGCATCAATCAGCCAGTCGATGCTTACGTTGAGTGCCTTTGCCAGTTTTTCAAGCATCTCAAGTTCTATCCTGATCTTCACGCCTTCAATCTGCTTCATCAGGCTCAGCTTGATACCGGCTTCTTTTGCAAGCTGTTCCGCTGTCCATCCCTTGTCCTTCCTTGCCCGGACAATGTTCTGCGCGACGTCACAATAAAAATCGAAGCCTATGCGTTGTTGGCCATCCGTGTCGATGTACCTCATTTTCTTGTCCCTCCCATTCCCCTTTTGCTTATTCCTCCTTATTACTCATTTCCACGTTCCTCCCAGCCAACCAGTCAAGACTTACGGAGAAGTAATCCGCAACCTTTACCGCCTTGTCCAGTGCCGGGGATGATGTCCGCCACTTAGATATAGTTCCTGCTCCAAAACCCAGCTTGCGTTCAAGAACGTTCACTGAGATGCCTTTCGAGTTACACAGGAAAATAATTTTCTCGTGCATTTTCTCCTCCACACCTTTGAATATTTTCAAACCCGTGTTACAATTCAGGTTGCAACCCGCTGAAATGTCGTACAAGGAGGTGATGTATCCCCATGAGGAAACTCATGATACAGCCCCTGCACTATGACCGGACATTGGATGTTTAATCGCATCCTCTGCCCGGGGCGTTTGCGACGGGGTTGTGAAGTAAGCCTCTTCATAAGAAACGCACCCGTTGAAGTGTGATACCACTACCAGATCACCCTCCAAAAAGGTGTCCCTGATCACGGGTCTGATTAACATATCCGCGGGTATGTTAGAGCGCCCAGAGCGCCTGACCACAACGGATCATAGTAGATAAAAGGCAGAAAAGTACGTGTCTGGTTTGTAGTGGATTGGGCACGTCTTTTCGTTTGGGGCAGGAACTATACCTAAGTGGGTGTCTCCTGCTTGACCTTATACAGCGTCCGCTTCAACCATCTCCGTGAATTCCTTTTCGTTCGGCGGGATGATGATTTCCAGGTCAAGGCCGCTCGTGTCGAACACTTCCTGTCCGGTCATCTTCGTGTGCCTCAATACGCTGATCCTTTTCGCAACAGCAGCCTTTTCGTCAGCTGTCAGTTTTGCGTGTCTGAGCAGTTCTGTCAGATACGGGATGCTATCGCATTTGGCGGCATTGACGAACCGGCCTTCCCTGATTGAGCGGTATCCTCTCGTCTGGAGCCTTGACTGGATGACCTGCCCGAAGCCAATTCTCGTGCAGTATTTCGTTTCCTCATTTTCCCCGTCAAAGTAGATGTGCCTCAACGCACGTTCGCGAACTGTTTCGGTCCGGATCACGTGCCGTCCTAACCGTTGCATCTCTTCTTCTATCAGGGTGATCTCGATATCGACTATCTCCGAAACCCTATTCATCGAACACCTCCTTGTAAATCTGGGACAGGTATTTTGCCCATGTCTTGATTGCTTCCTTGAGGATTTGCAGATCCTCTTCCGGCATCTCGGACGCCACTAGGCCGAGATCAATATCACCAGCTTCCCGGCTGAGGATTACGCTCTCAATCGCTGACCCCATCTTCATGCATTTCTGCCATGTGTCTCTGGCGATCAGCTTCTTGTTTTCCTTATCGACTTTGATATCCGAGAAGGAAACCGTCCCGTTCTCTGCCTTGGCTTCTTCGAATTCCTGATGCTGCTGTTTGGCGTCCTCTACCATTTCCTTGACCAACTTGGACATGGATTTGTTCGGCGGGTCTCCCTTGACAATGTGGTATGCCTTGTTGATGGTAATGTCCCCAGCTCGTACCTGCTCTTTCAGGCGTTCGTCATTGCTGTTTTCGATTGTTTCCACCTTGTGGATTGTGTCGTGAGAGACACCGGCGGCTTTGGCAAGTTCCTTTGCGGTATTGACCTGCTTATCAGATTTCTGAAAAGCTGATGCATTTTCATTGTTCTGCGTGGCAAGCATGTTCTCCTTTGCCTTCTCCGCAATCAGTGGTTTCAGCTTCAAGGCCAGAACGCTCCGATCATATGCTGACAGGTTTCTTCGCCCGAACTGGTTGAGGATAATCCACCTCTTGGCGGCTTCCCTGTCAGGGAACTCTACATACTTGATGTCATATCTTATTCCCGGATGAGCATCAGCAATCCGTTTGCGGTTATGTCCGTCAATCAGGATTTCTTCTCCGGCCTTTGTTTTCCAGACCACCAGGGCATCTCGGATACCGTCTTTGATGATGTTCTTTTCAAGCTGCGTGTATTCCTCCGAAGACAACTCCGGGATGAGAGACTGGAACTCTTGGTCTATCTTGATCACTCTGCGCCACCTCACTGTTCAATTCTTTGAACCTTTGCCGTAAAAAAATAAACCGGAATCTCTGACTCATCAATTTTTAACAGCTTTACTGCCTTAATAATATCGTTCTGTTTCCACATTCTCTGTCCGGTCATTTTCAGTGACAAGGTTCTCTCGGACCAGCCCATCGCAACGGCAAACGCTGACTGAGTAAGGAATATTTCTACTATCCTTCCTCTGAGTTTGCTATAGTCAAAAGCCACTCTGGTAACCTCCTTTCCGTATGTTCAAACTCTTGAACCACCAAAACATTACCACGTCTTGTTCTACATGTCAATACTAAAATTCAACAAACTGAACTTTTCTAGTTTTCGCTATTGAACTTTTGTTCAATAGGTGATATTGTATTGCCATGGGGGAGCAAGGAGGAAAACCAATGAATAATAAGGAAAGCACCACTGCCGCTAGGCTTAAACAGATAATGATGGAAAGGGGACTTACTCAGGCCGATGTAATAAAGTTATCCGAGCCGCTTTGCAAAGTACATAATGTAAAGATGAATAAATCAAGTCTCAGTCAGTATTGCAACGGGAAATGCGAACCGCTCCAGGACAAGATATATGTTTTGGCACGTGCTTTGGATGTTAGTGAAGGTTGGCTGATGGGGTATAACGTTCCACGCAGACGCCCTTCAGATGCAGAACGGTTTTCTGCGTTCGCTGATGAATTTAATGCCCAACACCCATATTTGTTCCCAACGGATGAAAAGGAACTCCTCAATAATTACAGGAGGCTCCTCCCGGACAATAAGAAGAAGCTAAAGAAATATGCGTCTTCGCTCCTGTCCATCCAGACCGCAGAACAAGACCTCCTCGCCGCCCATGAGAACCCGGATGCCACTGGAACTGATGAGGATCGTAGGCATGACGTGGAGATTGTGAAGGAGGATTTCTAGAACGGGGATGATGTCAACAGTGGCGTTGCCTTGACCGAGCAGTAAACATTTAGTATATTGAAGCTACCGATAAGTCTCAGAGGTCGGAAAGGCTCCCGACGCACCGACAAAAAGGTACCTGAGATGATGGATACGCCGCCCATCCTGAGACTTTCTATGAGAGACACCCGGTAGCCTTATGGTTACCGGGTTTTTATTTGGGAGGAAATGCAAAGTGATTTCGGAAACCGGCATCTGCAAGAAGACAGGGAAAAAGCAAACCGTATCTATTGATTATATTCGTGCCGATGATTTTGAGGGCGTAATAAAGATATGCACCATGTTCTCCTGCCCCATCATGCAACGTGTGCAGTGCAGGGGCAGGGCTGAGTGTTCTGTTTTGGATCAGAAAGGATATGAGCACTAAGACTGAGACGGTGCTACTGTCGGAGACTCACAGTCAACAATAGTCTGGCAACGGCCATGAAGGGCTGCGTTGACGCCTTCATTTTCAAAGATGATATCTTTGACGTTCCCAAGACGGGCGTGGTTGATGGTCATGGGAGAGTCAATGGATATGTCCAGGGCATTTATCTCCAATGTCAGCACTGGAATTTCAAGTGAGGTATCCTGCTCCAGTTTGAAACTACGGACGCCGTGGATCGGATGCCCATCAACGAATATCTGTGTCACCTGTCTCCCGCCGTTTGAATTGCCGCGCTTAATTTCGATTGTGGGGTGCTTCATGGTTTGGGTCTCCTCCTTTTTGGGATGATTTGCGGTGCGTTTACAAGCATCCGCAAGGATGCTGATGTCCGGGGAAATAATTTTGACATCAATCTTGTATGGCATGATAAACACACTCCTTTATCTAGCCTTATCGATTATCGGGTATTTTCATGTATCTATATACCCAAATTATAACATTAACCCCAAGATGCTTCGACACGTTTATGGCGTTCAAAATATCTGACACCACATGACCGAAAATAAAATCACCGACAGTCTGTTTCGATGGAGGTGAATGACGAAATGCAGAAATACGAAAATATGCTGTTCATAGCCGCTGACCGGCGGTTAAATGTAAAGGAGAAAAGACTGCTCTACTACGATGGCCTGATATGCGGTCATAACATAGCCATCAGCGACAGGCTGAAGACTTCAGCGGAAAAGGCTGGCGTACTGGCTGAAGAAATCGGGCACGATGCGACATCCGCCGGGGATATACTGAATTACGCTGATCCCAATAATTACAAGCAGGAAGTCAAGGCTCGAACCTACGGATATAATCTCATGATAAGCCTTGACGGCATTGTGGACGCTTGCAAGGCAGGATGCCAGAACGCCTATGAGACAGCTGAGTATCTTGGCTGTACAGAAGGATACCTTCGGGAAGCTATTGACAGATACAGAGGCATCTACGGTCTTGGCGTAAAACACAACGGTTACTGGATCTCGTTTGAACCGTCTCTGACAGTGAGGAGAGACGAGGCCCAAAAATAAAAATACCCTCCCCACTGCCATGAAGGGAGGGCATCTGAACCAGCTCTATGAAAAGTGCTAGTCCAAGAAAGGCAATTCTGATCTTAGCACTTTTAGGGGAAAAACACAATGAAACGCCTGTTCGGTTTCTTGGTGAAATCCGGAACAGGAGGAAGGAAGGAGTGCTTAGATTATGGCAACTGCAAAAAGACAGCCGTCAGGGAATTGGCGCGTGATCGTCTATGACGGCATCGACAAGAAGACCGGGAAGAAGGTATATACTGCCATTTCCGGGAAGACGAAGAAGGAGGCGGAAATAAGGGCAGGCAGGCACCTGGATGAGGTGGGAAAGCCGGGAGACATAAGGGAGATCACAGTGGGAGAAGCCATAGAGAGATACATCTATTCCAAGGAAAAGATACTCTCCCCCTCTTCCATCAGGTCATACAGATCCTTGCAGAACACCCACTTCGGGCGCATCGAGGATAAACTGGTGTATAACCTGACAACGGAGGATATGCAACTCTTCGTTGCCAGCCTTGTCGGGAAGGTATCAGCTAAGAGCATCGGGAATATCTATGGACTGCTCACATCGGCCATATATATGTTCCGGCCCGATGCAGTATTCCGCACTACCCTGCCGAAGAAACCGAAGGCGAGAAGGTCTGCTCCATCAGATGATGACGTAAAGGAACTGTTCACGCAGGCCGGTGAGGAGCTGAAGGTGTGTATCGCACTGGCGGCTTTCGGGTCTATGCGGAGAGGAGAGATATGTGCCCTGAAGCATAAGGATATCGATGGACGCATCGCCCATGTTCATGCCGACATGGTGCAGTCCATGGACGGCTTCGTGTACAAAGATTTTCCGAAGACATCCGAGTCTATCCGCAGCGTACTGCTCCCCCAACAGGTGATTGACCTGATCGGTGACGGTCCGGATGATGCATACGTGACTCTCTCCCATCCTGACAGGGTGACACATCGGTTCAACCGTCTCAGGAACAAGCTGGGGATAGATATCAGGTTCCATGACCTGCGGCATTACTACGCATCGATTGGGGCTGTGTTGGGGATCCCGGACATCTACCTGGCAGAATTCGGCGGCTGGCGTCATGGTTCGCCGGTCATGAAGGCTGTGTACCAGAACAAGATTGACATTGCGGCGGATAAGTATTCGAATAAGATGTCGGATCACTTCTCGGGGCTTATCACTGGGGAAAGTAAAGATATTACTATCAGCACCAAAGATAGTGATGTTTTAGGGGTAGTGGGAAAAGACAACAGAAATGTAACCACGCCTTCCGTTTTCCCGGAATACGATACTTCCGATGTCGTGATCACATGATGGGAATGGCCTTGAAAGTAGGCCATACAAGGCAGGAAATGAAGCTGTCTGGTTACACGTGATTACATGATTATGTAACCGCAATTTTGACGAGACAACAAAAGACAACAGATGATATGCGAAAAACCGCGTGTTTATGCGGGTTTTGGGGTTTCTCATTTGTGTTCAAATCCCACTACCCCGACTTTTAGACAACACCCGAAAATCCGAGTTTTCCGCGTAGGTACAAGGATTTCCGGGTTTTTCTTTTATCCGAAAAAGGCAAGATTTTACCCCTAAAAGTGCTTATTTTGACCTAGTAGACAACAAAAGACAACAGGCGAAAAACCGCGTAACCATGCGGGTTGGTTACATGTCAAAAAATGAAAAGACAACAGGTGACCCCTTACCCACTACCCTTTGGGGCCTGATGCCATCATTTTGAGGTTATTTTGTTCATGTAACCATGCATATTCGCCCATCAAAAAAGCCGCCCTCATCACTGGACGGCAAAAAAATATTGCACAAAAAAGGCGGCTTACTTAGCCGCCAATTTTCTCACGCCTTGGCGATGCAGTCAGCCACGTAATCCGACATGGTCATGCCTGACTGGCTGGCATCATGCTTGATCTTCTCTATTATGGTCTCCGGGAGGGAGAATGTTACCGTTTTTTTGTAGCCGTCTTCGGTGACAACCCCGAAGATCTTCTCGTACTGGTCAGCATCCAAATGCTCCTCTGCCCAGCTTTTCGCCGATTCGATTGTGAGAGGGATGATTTTCTCCCCTCCCGACCATTCATTCTGGCCAGTGGTCACTGCGTACCTGCTCATCGGGCCACCTTCTCCGTGTAGAAAGAACTCACCCGTGTTTTTGCGGTATAAGGTTTCCATCCAATAATGAAAGTCCCGCCTGTTTGAGAAGCTATCGCTTCCCATCTCTTTCGCGGTGTCTGTGTCATACCGCTTGCCGTCAATAATCTTTTTCATGTTTTTCGCCCTCCTGTATCGGTGTTTATTTATATGTCTGCATATTATCATACATTTATTTAAATGTCAACTGAAACAGCAACATTTATTTAAGAATAGGCAAAAAAATAAGGGGGCCGAAGCCCCCTCGCAATCAGGCATCAAACAGTGACGCTTCATATCCCGCTGCCAGCATCTTCTTCCTGAGAGCGACAGCATCCTCTCTGGTCAGCTTCGGAGTCCTGACCACGTACCACTCATCTACTTTCTCGACCTTGGCGTTGCAGTCGAACTTCCTCCGCAGATTCTCCACCAGCTTTTCTGCGTTCGGCCTCTGCTTGAAAGAGCCACACTGGATCCTGGTATTCTTCGGAAGGCCGACGTAGCGCAAGCAGATTGCCCACGGATAATTGTAGTATCCGCTCTTCACGATCTCCCCGCCAGTCTGGTCTCCCGCCTTCCCGTTCTCCGGACCGTCCCCTGTGGCGTTGCCTCTGGCCCCGATCAGGCGCTTGGAGCCGATATAGATTTCCGTGTGTTTGCCCGGAGTGATCAGCACATCCCCACGCACCATACCAGCGCAGGTGGTAAAGTTGACCTTCGATGTCACATCAGCAAACCCGGCCTTGATGAAAGCATCACGCATATCCGCTGTGACCGTTGCGCCTTTGTCCTTGACCGGCACCCCGGCGTTCTGATAGGCGGTGATGACAAGCGAAGAACAGGCATAATCACCGTGTTCGCCCCACCTGTATCCGTGACGGTTGTCGTAGCCGTGCCGCTTATCTTTCGCGACCGCATTCGCCCACAGTACCGCCCTCTCAATTCTGGCCTTTTCGCCGGAGTGTACAGGGTAGAGGATCACACCTCTGCTGTTGTAGACGTAGAGCTGCTTTGACTTCTTGCAGGCTTCCTTGGCCTTCTCGAAGCTGATACCTTTGTAAGTCTGACTGCCCGTGTCTGCCCAATTGGAGCGCACATAGTACATATCCACTTCCTCCTTCGCCACTATCGAATAATCCGGCATATAATACTTGGTCATGCCTGACAGGCTGGTCAGCAGATAGCTCTTCTGGCACACCCCGCCGCCGTTTGCGACTATCCCAGATGCCCCGGAGGTGTTCCCTTCTACGGTGATGATGGATTGCCCGTTGACGCCCACTACAAGGCCGGTGTGGGTAAAGGTGCCGTTTCGATAAAAGATGACCACGGAGCCGGGCAGAGGCGTCTTGTTGGTGGTCTTTGCGGCCAGTGTCGGGCAGTACACATACGGCCAGTGTCCGAGCAGTTTCTTGGCGGCTTCCAGACCGAAGGCTTTCATCATGCACCAGCTGACGAAGGCGGCGCACCATGGCTGTCCCTGGAATTGCGGATAGATATCACGCCAATACTTCGTGTAGTTTCCTGCGCCCGGATTGCCCGTCTTGCTGTCGAGGTTGGCAAGGCTTTTCTTCTCCAGATACCCTACCTCCCCCGCTGCAATCTCGATGACCTTCTGAACGGCTTCTGCCCTGCTCATGTCGGAATCCCCCTTGTGGAAGGTATCGTAAACCTGCTGACTGTAATCATACCGTACCTTGCGGACGGCGAAACCGATATCAGCGGGCTGCTCAAACTTGGTCAGCACAGCATTCGATGCGGCAAGTATGTCATGCGTGCTCTTGAGGGTGGCTAGAAGGCTCACGTAGCTGTTTTCCAGTTCGTACATGAGATAATCTAGCTGTGTGTCCAAATCGGCTATAGATACGCCTCTCTGCTTGCACAGGTCATATAGACCGGCCTTTCTGGCAGGCGCCGTCCACTGAGCGAGGCCGTAAGCATATACACGCCCCGGCAGTGGGTTGAGGAATTCCGCCCGGCTGATTGTCCCGTCATCAACAAGTGCTGTATACGTTGCGTGGGTGTATATCTTCCCTGCCTCCTTCAGACGGCGAAGGCACAAATACTCAACCCTATTCGGGAAAAACCCGTCACTTTCCGCAACAAGGTTCCCCATCAGACCCGCCGTGCCCTCTTCTGTCAGACCGTGGGATAAGAAATACCGCCATGCAATGGCTTTCATCTCTTCAGCTGTCTGCATTCTCTTCACCTTCTCCCGGCTTATAGTTCGCCGCGCTCACGCCCAGAAGCGCACCTAACAGCACAGCTACGGCAGTCACGGTCTGAGCGATCATGCTTCCCATGTCTGCCCATCCCCAGATTTTACTGATAACTACGATAAAGGTACTTATTGCGGGGAGCGCGATAATCGCCACCCACTTCAGGATATCGTATGTACGGTTTGGTAACTGCATAGTAAATCCCCCTTTTACACGAATAATTCCTGCTTTCGCAAACTTTTTGCAGTGTTCGCAAACTTTTTACAGCTTGTGTTCCCGGAGAAGCCGCTGGTGTTCATCCGTGATGTACTCGATTGCCGCCTCCGTCCTGCCGTTTGGGAAATCGGGATGCTTCTCACAGAACTTCTTGTAGCGTTCCGCATCCTCCAGTATCTGGTCAAAATACTCGGATGAGTGATCGATGTTGTTTTGCAGCTCGTCCCGGAACCTCAAGACGTGCGTCCGTGCCTGCACGGCGTCCCGGCGGTCAGCATCATCCTTCAGTGTTGCTATTTCCTTCCGCACATCCTCGATCTCCGAGTTGACGCCCTTGATGGCATCCAGTACGGACTTGAATTTATCGTGCTTATTGTCGTGCCTTGTGATGAGAAACTGGATGAAGGCCAGAAGCCCTCCCCCCACAAGTATACTGATGATGCTTTCCGCAATGGTCATTGGCGGCGCCCTCCTATGGTGTGATTTACTATGGTGTCTGATGTGAAAAGGCCATGCAGCCTAGTTGATGGGGAACAAAATAAACTCGAACCTGGCGGAGCTGTTCAAGATCGTGAGCTACACAGCCGAATATACTGTCGGTTCCGGCAACACCGTGTGGCTGACATATAACAACTTCGGCATATCAGCCCCGAGTGGATACACGCCGATAGCACTTGCGAGAGCCACGACCGGCAGCAATGTTGTTCTTCTCCAGGCTTTTTATGGCAACGCTGCTTCCGGGTCAATCCTGATTTGCCGCAATATATCCAATGCAAGCGTAACTGCAACAGCTGCTGTAAGCGTGATTTATGTTCGCTCAGGAGTGATATAAACTCGAAGGACGCCAGGATCACAGTGTCGGTCGCAAAGGGAGCAACGGGCCAATATGACTTCGGGAGTGAACAGACCTATCGTATCCTGCTCACTGGTCACAACAGTGTGGCGGGATTTCGTGGTCTGTATATTCTCATCCCGAACAACATCAATCCGGTAATCCCGGCATCTAATTACACCGTGTCGGTGAGTGGAACGACAGCCACGATCACAAACACAGCATCAGCTGGAACTGTGGTTGGAGTCATAATATAAAACTCGAACCTGTCCGGCCTTGTACAGAGGCAGTCATACACGTACACCTACAGTGATCTTGCAGGCGGAGCTGCTTTGAATATTACAGGCTCCATGTTGGGGATTGACTCCATATCAGGGTATACTCCTTTTGCTCTGTATAACATCAATACCGGGCATCCCAACGTGCTGATCCGTTGGGCGAATGGTTGGCCATCCTCAAGCGGCACGGCCTTCAGCATCCGAAACATTGGCTCGTCTGCTATATCTGGCACGGCTACGCTTGGAATCGTCTGGATCAGAACCTCTGCGATGGCCTGATATGGCGGTTTAATTGACTTCCAAGTCAATTCCAAGTCAATTCCAAGTCAATTCCAAGCCTATTCCAAGTCGATCCAATTGAATTACAAGCGCTTATGGGCACGCAAAAAACACCGGAGCCGTCCCCGGTGTACTGAAACCTGTTCAGTTGCCGCCGGTCAGCCCGCCATGGCTTGTCGGTAGTTTGCCGCTACAGATACCGGATCTACGTGGCAGTAGATCTGTGTGGTACTGATATCCTCATGCCCCATCAAGGACGCCACTTCCATGACCGGCATCTTGGCACACATCTGCGTAGCAAAGGTATGGCGGAAACGATGCGGAAAGACCTTCGCCACTCCTGCCCGCCTGCCTATCCGCTGCACTGCCGCACGGATGGAGCCTATCTGCATAGGCTTCCCGGATCGTCCAAGGAACAGGGCATCACTCTGACTGCCCCGGTCTGCTATATACTCTGACAGGTGCATGGCCGTCACATCCGTGAAGTACACCACCCGCTCCTTGTCTCCCTTGCCCGTCACGACACAGCTTTTTCTCTGCCAGTCTATGGCACTGACCGAGACGGTCGGCAGCTCCCCGACACGGCATCCCGTAGACAGGAGCCAGTCAACCATAGCCACATCCCGCTTCGTCTGACAGGCTTCCTTCAGCTTCTGGATCTCAACGGCGGAGTACGGCACCCGCACCGCCCTCTTGTGCTTGATAGGGCGGACGGCAAGTGTCGGGTTCCAATTGATGATCCGTTCTGCCGTCAGCCACGCGAAGAAGGAACTGTATATCCGCCGCATCCCGTCAAGGGTAGTCTTGGACAGCTCCTGCCTGTATGTGGCGTTCCGCTTCCTGTACTCCAGGTAATCCCGTAGATCCTGCGTGGTGTAATCCGACAGTGGCTTGCGGAAGTACATGACCAGCTTCTCCAGTTCGTACCAGTACCGCTTCAAAGTCTGCTCTGACCGGCCTTCTATCCTCTTGCAGAGGATAAAATCCTTCAGGTGCTTCAATGCGCTGTCATCTACCACCGCCACTTCTGTACACCGGGGTAGAACTTCATACCGGTCAAGCTGTCGCTCCAGTGCTGCCTGTGTTTCGTCAATCACTTCTTGGCCGACGTCGTGCTTCAGTAGTGTTCCGAGAACATTTTGTGCGATAATGCTCCGTGCATCTCTCATTCCTATCACCTCCGGGGATAGTTTATCATCCCCAGAGGCCAGGAAAACCGAACACCGGTTGAATTAAACCGCCATTTTATAGCCGCCCATACTTGACATAAAGAACCCTTATTGTTGCAGTCGCAGATGCAGAAGAAGATGACACGTTTCTGACGATCAAAACGTTATTGCCAACGCCTACACCGTATCCACGGATTAACACATTGTTATTTCCTGTGGTTGCCTGAGTAATACAGCACGGCGTAAAACCAGACGGTGTTGACATTCCGAAATCGCTGTCAGTAATTGCCAGCGCGTTATTTGCGGCGCATGTATACTGCGCGGTGTACGTCACAAGGGTCAGCTCCATTTTCGAGTTTAATTCATTTACCGCGCCGGGCAGGTTCTTACTCGATGTAGTCAAGCTGCTGAACGAAAAGCTGGCCAACTTGTTCAGGATCGCACTCGCAATTGTGCTGAATGTGATCCTCCTCATGGTAGCGGTTCCCTGATTGCCTAAGACGTACACGTCTGTATCATTCGCAGTCGAGTTTGCCGCAAGGTCTGTTATCTTCTTGACTGTATAGGTGGTATCTGCCATGGTGTTTCCCTCCCTATGATAGGCACGGGTAGAAATGTCAGCTATAAGTACAGACAGTAAATACCCGCAATCAATATAATAGGAAGGGAGACAGTCCCTTCCTGATTGGTGTTCTTATTGTTCTTATCTGGATGTCCGAACTATTATTCTCCGTCCACGACATCAACTCCGCCCTGTCCTTCACCGGCGCTTGCCCCGTCTGCATCCTTCGGTACGGTTGGATTCTGCATGAGCCTTATTGTATTTATCACATCAAAATAAGCACCATCACTGATTTTTTTGCAAACAGCTTCCATGAGGATGTAGGCCACGTCCACGGGTACGTTATTTCTGTTAAGGATCTCAATTATGGTGTTGTAGATCTCGTTTTCTATGGCCAATAAATCATATCCGTTAAACATTCTGGTGATTGTCTCCTCTTCTATTTACACTGTCTTCAGTATCCCGCCGCGTATATATAATAGAACCCACTTCGTCACTACCCCGCTGCTATCTATCGCGGTAGGAATATATACCCGTCCATCACTGGAATAGCCATCGCTGAACGTACAACCGTTATTTTTGTCTACCGAAAGGTAATAATTCCCGTACTGCCCCGCAGAGATAGTGACATTGTTTGGAGCATACATAAAGACACTGCTACCACCCGTAATAGCTATGCGACTATATTGGGCATCAAACTGGATTTTGCCATGTTCGGTATAGGTTGAACCAGACATGGATCCTACTGACAGTGCCCCATTTGCAAGCCTTGTCCGCAGATTTCCGGATGTGGATTGTATAGTTCCATTGATAGTTGCTCCAGAGCAGGTCAGTGCCCCGTTTGTATTTACCGAAAAGTTCGACCCAATTGATATGCTTCCACCAGTAATTGACAGGTTTGATGCCGTAACAGCACCGGCACTGGTAACGTTGAAGGCACTGCCAATCTTGATGCTCCCGCCAGTGATGGTCATATCCGAAGCAGTAACAGCACCCGTATTCTCTACCTTGAACTTGTTATTGATATTTATACTGCCACCAGTAATCGAACCAGAAAAACTTCCAGATGCGGCAGACAGCGAACCGGAGAACGTCCCAGTTGCGGCAGACAAGGTGCCGCTGAATATGGCATTCCCGTTTCCATCAATCGCAAACTGCTTGGAACGTATCAGTCCATTACTCATCTGAATAAGCGTTCCAGCTGTCGAGAAATTGCCGGATGAGTACGCATAATTTGAAGACTTGATGGAGCCGGTTCCTATCCTGTCGGCATTCAATGTTCCCGAATTGATATATGTGGCATTGATATACAACTCGCCGTTTGCCAGCCTCAAACCCTGCACTGTCCCGTTCTTGGTCAGCTTGTCGAACACATCCTTCTGGGACATGCCGTCCACGGCTGAATCGGCGGCAGAATCCGCATAATTTTTGGCCTCTGTCAGTGCCGCATCTGCCTTACTGTCGGCTATCGAATCGATAGTTTCCCCGCTTGTCAGGCTGAAATTGTTCGCCACAATGTTCACGCCATTCCCTGACGTGTCTGCGCTGAAGATGGTGGTGTTGTTCTTGGTTATGCGTAGCACACCAGTCTCAAGGTTCCAGTAGGTTTGCGGGCCGGAGGAATTCCTCGACCACAAGACGCCTGTGGCCATCTGTGTGGCATTGAGGTAAATCCTACCGTTCTGGAAAATCAGTGCATCGTCCTGACGGTTATTTGTCAGAAGATTGAATATCTGATCCTGATCCAGTGCAGAGACATCCTTCACCACTGCGGCGGTCTGGATGTCAAGCTGCTTGCCACCAGAGACGGGTACATCCTCTCTGTCTATCTGGAACATGGCTCCGTCTGCATCAGCAATAAATGATGTCGTGTCCCCTCCTGCCAGACCGTAGATAGTGGTCTTGATGTCTTCCTCTGCGTAGAGTGTTGCCCTGACAGCGGCTATGTTCGTGGAAGACGGCGTGTAGACCGTCGAAGTCTTGACTGTGGTTGGCTGTTCAACCGTTGTCCATGTAGTCCCGTCAGTAGTCTCTTCCACCTTGAACAGCCCGGCATAGGCTACCCGGTCAACGGAACTTCCGGTTCTGTAGTAGGCGTAGAAGGTAATGGACGGCGGGATGTAGGCATTGTCCTGACCCTGCTTCAGGATATCGGCTGTCGGCTCAATGAAGTAGATCCTGGCATCCTCGCCGATACCTGCCGGGCCGTCCTTGCCTGCCCGTACCTTGTACAGGTTGAAACGCTTGGTGTTCTGTACAGTTTCCGTCCCTGTATTGTACTTTGCCGTGAACGATACATAGCCTGTCTCCGCATCCATCCCTGTTGCAGTATATGTATAGTAGGAACCGTTGTTGGTCAGGGTTCCTATTATCCCGAACGGGTTATCGGTGAGGGTACAGGACATGGTTACGTCCTGCCCGCCATACAACACCCTGATGTTCGTGAAAGTGGTTGGGAATGTGGTGTAGTCTCCGTCTGCGTCAACAGGTATCCCCTGAGATTCGTTCGACAACGAGACCGTTAACACGCCGGACAGCTGTGATATTGCATCCGTAGCAGACTCATCTCCGATAAACACTCTGTCCCCGGAAATGTATACAGACTTTGTGTCGTAGTCCGCTATGAACAAAGGCGTCCCGCCCGCATCAGACACGGCAAGGCGTCCGGCGCTTATCCAGTCAGCGTTCACCCCCACTGCTGACAGTACGTTGACCACGGCGTTGCCCTGTGCATCGATACCGGCCCTCCATGTCTGTCCGCCATCCTCGGAGACTGCCAGTGCCCCGGCGGTCATCTTCCACTGAATGTTGGAGTCTGCAAGGTCTGGTTTGTTGTGGAGGATGTAGATAGTGGAGCCGTCCTGCTGAACCTCTTCTGTCTTGAACAGACCAAACGATTCGGCCATCAGGGTGGTCAGGTTCTGGACAGCAAGGTCATACTCAGAGATTTGCGCTGCCGCTGTCTGTCTTGCCTTGATGAGTGCTCTCGTCATCTCGGAATACTGCGAAGATGCCTTCGTCACTGGAGACTTCGCAGAACAGCCGACCTGCATACTGTTGTCGGTTTCGAAAACCACCCTCGTCACATAGAAGAAGGTGGTATTCCCCTTCTCATCCGTGATAGTTGCCGTATCACCGGCTTCTACGGACGGATCAGACGATACAGTGGCATCTACCACCTTGAACTGCATCCCAACCACACGTGAGCCTACTGCCTCGGCCACTATCTGGGCAGTGCCGTCCTGGATCAGGTCATTCCCTGAAATGTCCAGAACATACCCGTCAACACCGTACTGGTACTCACCCTTCTTGGCGGTCTCGGTCTCCGGGAATTCCTCTGTGACCTTGACGCCCGTCACATCGACCATGAACCGACTCGTGGTTATATTATATATAGAAGTAAAAGAGTGATTGGGGCTGTCAGCGGATCCGTACCACTTGAACTGGAGACGTCCAATCGGGTCCATACGGCAGAAGGAACAGGCAATCTGTGCGGCATAGGCAAGTACCTGTCTGCATGTCAGGCCATCACTCTCGGGGCGTTTCTGAACAACGTATGTGCCGTTATAAAACGTAGTGGTCTGAAGGGTGACTCCGCAGGCCGTACAGATGTTCCGAACAATGGTCTGGACGGTTGCCGGATAGTTCGTCACGACAAGGGCATACTCCTTGTCGAATTTCTTCATGAAGTCCAGACATTCCAACTTGATCAGGGATGTGTTCTGTCCTGTCGCAGTGTCTACAATATAGGTGCCGCGCCGATAGTATTCAGACGCACCGCTCGGAAGATTGATCCCGATATATGCTACGACAGTGGCGTCTTCGAATTCGTAGCTGCTGAATTCGTCATTTATGTTATTGAGGGTTACTGACAGCTTATTGACAATGGCACTGCCTACCTGGAATTCGTTATCCCCGGAAACAGCGTCCTCAAACCGTACCCCGCCAGCCCACAGGGAGGAATTGGTCACCGTCAGGGTTGTACTGTCGGCAAATGTGAAGACGAGCCGGACGGCGTAGAAGCGGTTGTCGTTCTCAATCTGAGTACGGAACGCAGAACTTATAGCATACATACCCGGTTCTCACCTACCTCTCAATAATATCAAAAGAGATTGTCTCGTATCTCTTATTGTTTGCCGTCCATATCTTGACCGGAGCGCTCTTGTCTCCTGAATAGAACCTCTTCGTGACCGTATCCCCTTCAAGCGGATCATAGTAAGTCACATTGAAGTATTCCGGATAGAACGCCCTCAAGATGGTGTGGGCATCCTCCGGTGACGGATTCGACCAGGACAGGGCCATCTTCACCTTCCGGCTGATAAGGTTCTTATGCATCAGTGCGTCCTGAGTACGTCCGGCGTCCGATGTGGATACGTCCTGATAGTCGATGGTCATACTCGAAGGCGTCTTGATTGGAGTTCCATCGACCGTCAGCATGCCTGTGTGGTTAGCCATTCCAGTTACCTCCCGTATATATAGGAAACGGTGCATCCCCGATTATGAGGACGCACCGTGTTGTAGGGTTATAGAGTGCCATTCAATTCAGCACTCTCATACATATGCGGGAGCCAGGTTGCCCCGGCTGCCCTATCAGACATATGCGGGAGTCGGACTGTACCGGCTTTCCCTCTTCATTCTTCCGCGCTCAACTCTTCTGGCCAGAGTCTCATCGTCATCGGTTACGACACGCATATTGATGACATACGGCACGGAGTTATCACTGTTGCCGCCGGTAGCCATGGCCACTTCCATCATGCCATCCACAACAGCGGCCTTGATGCCCTCCGTAATCTGGAGATTGTTGGCTACGACGTTTTTGCTTCCCATCTTACCAATCATTTCGGGTCCGGCCTCATTGGCTACGAACAGTTCGCCCATGTTCGGGAAACCACCCTTGGCCCGCCACGTGGCTTTATATACAGGAGTCCAGCTATCGTCAATCCGGTCACCATCAACATCGTGCCCATCGTACGAATCAACATAGTAGTACATCACTGGCATCGTACTCGCATTCAGACCCCTCTTGAAGTTCGATAAAGCCGCTTGACCGGCATTATACATATCAGTGTTGAAGCTAGGGAAGTTCATACCCGAATACCATGTACTTGTTACACCGGAGAAATCCTCCGTTTCCATCCCGGATTTGACTTCAGCCGCCAGATCCTCACCGGCGGACAGGAAATCTGCCAGAGCGTCCTGCCCTGCAATCTCTCCAAGCATATCTTCCACAAGATCGCTGACTGCCTCTGTAACCGTTGTTGCGTTGCCGCTTATACCGTTTGCGAGACCTTCGTTTACATACTTGCCTCTCTTCTCGGCTTCTTTGGACGGAGAATTCTCATCAAGCGTTGTATCCAGTACACCAAGGATGGACGTGTCGGCAAGTTTTTCGGCGGCGTCCTCTACATCCCCGGCATTTTCCGTGATGCTATTGCCAAGGCCGCTGTCAACATTCTGGCCAATCACATCTACAACAGCGAAAGAGGTTCCGTCCCATCCAAGTCCCTCATTCGTCTTGTCCTTGATGGTCTTAGACATATTCGTGCATGCCAGTTCCAATTTGCCCTTGTTGTTCTCCATGGCCTCACCCATGGCCTTCGGAACGATTTCACCAACGGTCTTTGAATTTGTCTCTGCTTCTGAAGCCTTATCCTTGACGCTCCTGACGAATTCTCCGACCTTGTCCTTCAGGCCGTTGACCTTCCCCTTGGCAGTCTCGGATTTATCACCCATCGTGCCAAATGTAGTTCCCATAAGCGCCATCAGGCCTGCCTGTGCGAAGATGCCTCCGGCAAAGGCAAACAGGTTGGTCTGGAATGTTCCTGTTTTTGTATCGGCTTCGTCAGCCTTCTCTCCGACATTTCCAAGTGCATCTCCGGCCTGCGACTTGATGATACCGGCCTTCTCGCCAATCCCTTGAGCCATCGTCCAAAATGCATCTTTGACTTTTTGGACTTTCTCCTCGGCTGTCAGAGACTGATTGCTGATAGTGCTGAATGCACCCGGCACCTTCTCCTGAACTTTCGTATCGAAAGTGTCTGTTTCAACCCCCATCTCACTGAGGGCAGTTTTCACCTTGTCATAGGCTTCCTTCGCAGTTCCTGCGCCGACCTGCTGTTGGAGGACACCATCAAGGTGTTCTATCATGTCTCCGCCAAGAGTGCCTTCCCTGACCATCTCGTTGAGTACATCTTTGAAGCCGATATAATCAGTCTGAGACATCGTCATCTGCTGACCAGTGGTTCCGCTCTGCTCGCCCATCCTTTTGAGCGTTTCATCCAGAAGATATCCCTGTTCATCTGTCAGCGACATTTCTGTCCTGACAACGCCCATCGCACTCTCAAGTTTCTCTGGAGCGACATGTTCTCCAGTGAAGAAATCTGCAAACGCAGAGGCTGCTTCATCGGCAGTTGCTCCGTTGTTTTCCAGTTCGTTTTTCAGGTCTCGGATCTTGCTTTCCATCTCGGGTGAGAACTGGGTTGCAATGCTATCCATCACGCCACCCATCTCAGAGAGCTGACCGTTCTCTCCTCTTGTCTGTTCATCAAGAAGCTGGAGACCCTTTCCTGCTTCTACCGCACCGCTTACCAATGCCCCTTCCAGGAACCCGGAACTCTTGAGTATGGCCTGTGCAAACTGCCCGAAAATTCCGGTTGTAACTGTAGTTGCTCCACCGGCATTGGCTACGGTTGTTGTTGCCGTCCCGGTTGCCGTTCCGAAACCGAGTATCTTTGTGGTGACTCCACCTATGATGGACACGACCCTGTCAAGACCATTGATTGTAACTAACGCACCCGCAACGATACCAAGGCCTTTGCCGAAGTCCTCCACAAGACCTTCGGGGAGTGAGTTGATTGCGTTTGCTATCAGATTGAAGGCAATTCCAATAGCATTCAGGGCTACTGCGCCAATGTCGGCAAGTATGCTAAACGCTGTTGTCAACCCTTCCGCAAATCCTGCGACCGCAGGCGCGAGAGCGTCTACTAGTTTCTTGACCGACTCGGCAAGGGTTGCCCAATCCACTGCCTGCACAAATTTATCACAGGATGTCTTTATGTTGTCCAATGCTCCCGTCAGCTTGTTCCCAAGGCCAGACGGATCTATGATGCCCTTGGCAGTATCTATGACCGCCTGTACAGCAGCTGCAAGCAAATCGGCAATTCCAGTAAACCAGTTCTCCCACTTTATGGCACGGATGAAATTCCCGATATTCTGCCCAATCTCGAACCACCTGATAGTAACCAACATGGTTTTGAGGCTTTCAAGAATACCGAGACCCCAATTATTGAACGCCGAAGCAAGCATCTCAAAATTGAAGGTGTTGAAGAAGGAATTTATTCCTGCCGCAAGAGAGATACCGAAATTGCCCCACTCAAACTCTGTCCCGAATGTATCAAGGAAGTGAAGTGCCGTGTTGATCAGACCGGCCACTGTACTGCCAAGTGTCGAGAACGTATTCTCATCAAACAGCCCATTCAGGAAGCCAGCCAGACCGGACGCGAAGGAATTCGCCGCCGGATATACCTCAGACTCCCATTCGATTCCACCGAGAGCGGTTGCGACAAACCCACTGATCTGTGAACCGATGAAGAAGAAACCATTGTTCTGCCCGACTTCATCAACGGCGCTTCTGATGGAACGGATAATGCCGTTCGTAAGCCTGGAGAAGTTCCGCGCAGACAGCTGCCAGTCATTGGTATTCAAAACCTTCCTGACAGCATGGCCGACCTTCCGACCGACTACTCCGAAGCCGTCATTCTCTTCCATCTTGTCAAGGGCACTGCTGATGGCTGTCTTGATGCCGTTGACAAGTTTCACGAAATTGTCTGCGACAATATCATAATTGAACCGGGTCAGGACATCCTTGACATATCCGCCAACCTTCGTCCCGACAAGTTCAAATCCGTTACTCGCGTTGAAACTGTCCAGAGCAGCCCCTATAGCTGTCGAGATCCCGCCAGTCAACGTAAGGAAGTCTTTCGCCGCCAGCTTCCAGTCAAATGTCTCAAAAAAGGTAATGAGACCGGCACTGATGGAATTCCCAAAGTTGGTCCAACTGAATGTGTTGCCGAACCTATCCAGGAAATGCAGTGCCGTGTTGAGACTGCTCGAGATAGTGCTTGCCACTGCGCTGAACAGTCCAGGGCTGATCAGGCCATTCAGGAAGTTCGCAAGGCCCGTCCCGAAGCCTGATGCCTTTGCGTATATCTCTTCCCACTTGATGCGGTTCATGGCATCTGTGAGTGCCGTATTGATGTAGTCTCCAAGTTCACGGAGACTATCAATCTCACTCTTGTAATCCTCGAACCAAGTAGGCTGTTTGATGGATGTGAAGTCTGCCCCCGATGCACTGACCGGGTTCAACCCGGCGGAGGAAGGCGCTCCGGATCCGCCGCCAGAACCAGAGGACGGGGTGGAGGTTCTTTCGGAGACATCGTTCAGCTTGTTCAGTTCATCAAAGCCAAGGACTGTATTTTTGTAATCCTCCGCCGCCTTCGTTGCGTCCTGCAAGCTACTCGATGTGTCGTCTCCGGCACCGGCAGTATCTTCCAGACTGTCAGTGAGCGTTGCATACACATCAGCGGCATTGGACGCCGGAGTGTGCATAATCTGCCATCCGAAGATCTTCCCGAGCGCATTCCCGATGGTCTCCGCAAATGCGATGACCTGCTCCATGGCTGTGTTCAGCCACACGACAAGCGGTCGGAATGTATTGACAAGAACATCACCGATTGTTCTTCCGAGAACTTCAAACTGCTGTCTCAGAATACGAATCTGGTTTGCCCATGTCATGGATGTCCGGGCGAAGTCTCCCTGTATGGTGGATGTATTCGCCATAACATACTGGTATCTGAGCAGTGTCTTCTCTGCCTGGGACATGGACTGGATATCTGCGTCGATACCCTGTTTCATTGCCCATTCCTGAAGTGTTGCCTGCGTGAGGTCGAGACCGTACTGCCTCAGAGGCCTTGTCTGGCCTGTGTAAACAGCATTCAGTGCTTCGGCTACGGTATCCTGCTCCACATTGTAGAAGGAAGCCATGTCAGCGGCTAACATGGTCAGCCTGATGGACATATTGCCCATACCATCCCCGACGTTACGGTAACTCTCCTCCATCCTTCCGGACACCTGCTCAGTGGCTTTCGCTACCTGACCGGCAGTGATGCCCATGGCGTTGCCCATGGCCTGAAAACGAGAGGCCACCTGCTTGGCGGTCAGTTCCGACATCCCAAGAGACTTGATGGATGTGGAAGCGAATTCTTCAACCGCCTTGGTCCCTTCTGTGCCAAAGGAATTCTCCACTACGTTCTGTACTTCGGTCAGATCCGAAGACAGCTTCAGTGCTTCCTTGCCCCAATTGAACAGTGTGCGGATCCCGTAGAAACCGAGTGCCACCTGAAGAAGGTTCTTCAGACTGAGAGTGGCTTTCTGGATGTGGTTTGTCCCACGCCCAATGTTCTTGAACCCGGCAACAATCTTTCCGGCTCCCTTCGCTACATTTCCCACAGTATCCTTGACTGCCGTAGCAAGTCCCTGGAATGCAGACTTTATCTTATTCCCGACAGTGGACAGGCCTCTCAGGACGGACTGCAATTTGCTTCCGCTCTTCGACATATCGCTGAAGCCGTGGTTGACGTTGACAGACGCATCCCTGACATTTCCCCCATCTTTTGCCAGTCGAGCAAGCGCCTGCGTCATCTTCAGGGTGTTATTGTGAACCACGGGAGCCTGAGACATTGCTACGAAGAACTCCCTTATGGAATTCGTCAACAGCGGCATATTCTGCGCTGCATCTGCCATGCCCTGACCACTACCTGACAGCCTCGTGATGGTGTTCAGAAGCGCCACAGTGCCCTTGTCTGCATTGGCCTGACCAACCGCCCCCAACATGTCACGGATAGCCGTGGTGAAGGCAGGAATGGCACTGGTTGCCGCATTCATATTGGACGCCGCACCAGACAGACGGATCAGGGAATTGATCAGCTTGGAAAGCGTACCGGACACATCCGGCATGGATGCCAGTGCCGCAATACCGCTGGTCATCTCGGAGAACTTCACCGAATCGAACTTACCCATATCCGTATCAGCCAATCTACGGATAGAGTTGATCATGTTGTTGACGCCTTTGGCGTTCTGGGCAACGGTATTCAGCGTTGAAAACTGAGTTACCAGTTCCTTATAGGCGTTTGCAATACTCGTAAGGTTCCCTTCGCTGATATTCTGAAGTTCCTCAGAGACCCTGTTCTTGATATTGGCCTTATCAATATCCAGTGTCACCTTGACCGGTTTGAAAGTAGCATTGGATGCGGAATTGATAGCGCTCTGGATGTCACGGACAATCTTTTCCTGATTGACTCCCACGTCAATCATGAGATCCTTGGAGGACTCCTGCATAGCGCGATTGAAACCATTCTTCAGTGCGTTCGTAATGTCAGTGGACATGCCCAGCACGGAAGACCTGACGGACTGGCCTGCCAGATCGGCAGACTCCCCTCCAAGGCCGGATATGCGAACTTTATTTGCCTCTTCCTTGGCAATTCTGAGAGCCTGCACAAGCTGCATTACCTGATCGGCATCGTTCGTAACATCTCGTGAGAGGATATCTGCAAACTGTCCGGCCTTTCCGCCGTTTTCGGCCTTGGCTGTCCACGATTCCCAAACGCTGTTCAGATCCAGGATACTGTTTTTGGCCTGACTGACGCTTCGAACAAACAATCCTGGAAATTCCTTGATCATTTCCGCAAATTCAGTTCGACCAATACCCCTTTTCAGTTCGTCAGAGATGACGATGCTCTGACCGCGCATAGTCTCCGCCAGTTCGGCGTACTGCTCCGAGACCATTGCACGATTATCTCTTACGGTTTCAGCCTCAATCTTTCCGTGCTCACGGATGACCTCATCAATCTGATTCCAGGCATCATTGAATTTGCTGCTGACACCACTGAGACCGGAACCGTCAAAACCGGCGCTCATCTCTGCAACCATCACGGAAACAAGCCGCCTGACAGTGGATGCCGCCTTACCCGTGAGACTGTATTCATCAATCAGCTTGTCGGCGAACTTACTGGAATCCACCTTCACCGCATCCATCGCCTTCTCCAGGGCGAACTGAACCTGACTGGCAGATTTCGGGACATCCACATCGACTTTGATCTCGAACTTTTTGTTCGTCATTCCCTTGAAGTCAATCTTGCTCAGAGACTCCATCTGCTGGATAAGCCCGGAGAAGTTCGGGATCCTGATTGAAGCTATAGACCGGAACGCCGCCGCCATGCGCCCAGCTTCCTTGGCTGCGGACCGATACCCTGACGCAGTGCGGTTCAGGGCAGACGCGACATTGCCAAGTTTCTGGTATAAACCATCGATTTCTCGGGATGCTTCACGCGCTTGCGCCTGTATGGCAATCTCGAGACTATCTATTTCCATGCCCATATAACGCACCTGTCTTTCTTCTTTCCCGACCGGCGCTCTGGGCACTCAAGGGTTACTCTGTGATGTCTGGATCTGAAACGATTGCCGGTAAGTCATTGACTTCGGACTCATTTTCCCCATCGGCCTTTTTGAAGTCCTTATGACCGGCATTGAATGCCGCCGCCCAAGCCGCAAACCTGTCAGCATCCGTCATGGGAACGCCTTCCTCCTCGTCATGCTGATGGGCAAGGAAGTATGGCTCCTTCGGGTACTTATGACGTTTGGAAAAATTGCTGGCAATCGAAGAGGCCACGTACTGCCCGTATACCCACCCAGACACATGGATATCTTCCATCATCAGCTCCCGTGTCTCTGCCAGATATGGCTGATACCGTTGCAGTTTTTTCGGGTTGAGACGATAAAACTCCGACAGCGGGATGAAGTACCTTGCACCAATGGGCACCCAGACATCATTGATCAGTTCTGTGAGGGTTCGGTAGGTCTTCCGTTGTTTCTGTTCTTGTTTCTGTTCTGCTGCTTCTTCTGATGATCCGGGAACTCCTTCACTTTTGTGCGGTTCCCTCTGGAAAAACCCGAATCTTCAAGAGCGGTGGTGATGATGGTGATCAGGTCAACGAGATTGCCGCCGTTGTTCAAGTGCGCCTGGATCTCCGCACTCGCCCTCTGCGGGGTAGTCTTCATAATCCATGCGACAAATGCACGGAGCATCGTAGCAATCTTGGGATTTCTCTCATCCATCGCAAGAAGGGAGATTCCGTTCTCCTCCAACTGGCAAACCGTTTCGAAGTCCATTTCCGGGATGACGTATTCCCGGCCATTGATAGTTACTGTGTTCATGTGTTCCTCCTTCTGGGAATCGAAAAAGTGAAGGTTGTGATGGGGCGCTCAATGCCCCATACAAAAAAAGGGGAACACATCATAGACATGTTCCCCTGTTGGTTAGCTGTTCAGGCAAGCCTCCTGACTCCTATCAGGTGGTCACCTTCGTGATGGCGCTGGACGGAGTGACAACGATGGTCATCTCACGCACAGCATTTACATCGCCGCCGTTGACGTAGACATTGTGCTGGCCAGACCACTTGAAGATGCCCTGCGCTCCATCCTCTCCCATTTCCAGCTGATAGTTCTGCTCGGTGTTGATGGATGCAATGACTGTAGCATACGCCTCGGGAGTGTAATTGGCCGTGAACTCCATCTGATCCAGAGACTGGACGCCGGGGACGAAGGTCTGCATGGTATCTTCCAGGTCGGTAGTTTCCAGAGTATCCGGTGCACCGCCAAGATCCGGATAGGATTTGATCTTGCACAGCTGGGTCAGGGTTGTGCCAGAGCCAGCTTTCAGTACAGTGTTAATTGTGCTATACGCTTTTGCAGGCATTTGAATACCTCCTTGTATGAAAAGGCGCTCAAAGGCTCTCTGCTGTTTATTTGTCCAAACAAAAAAGACTGCATAGGCAGCCCCTTGTCGCTCATGTTACTTATTCTTCCGGGAATACCGGGATTTCTTCATCCACGTCCCCGATAGTGCGCCGGAACCTAGCTTCCATGCGGTATATCATGCCGTCAGAGACATTGGGGATAGGTTCCGGTCCGAAGTACCGTCTGTATCCCATCTGACGCATGGCATCACAGGCAATGGACAGGATCTCTCGCGCCTCCATGCGGCTCTTCTTGGAGAATGTCTGTATCCGGATGATGGATCGCACTGCATTCTCTGTGTTCTCAAGGTCAACAGCCACTTCATAGTTCTCGGTCTGTTCAACCGCCATGGCCGGTAACTCGGCAGGGATGTCGCTTATACTTGCAACAATCCTACTGCATACACCCTTCTCAGCAATGCGAAGGTTGGTCATGACACGGTTCCACGCGTCAATCATGATCCATCACCTCCCGGGGAAACAGAAATGTTCATGTTCCGAACACGCCTCAGGTAACCGGAAATGCTCATGTTCCGAACACCTCCTTCGCCACTCTTTGGATTTGGAAGAACATCTCTCCGGCGGCTCTGCTCATGGGCATCGATGGGGTTATGCCATGAGAATGATGCCATTCGCCGTCAACGTCCATCCACCACCAGCCAGAAGGATCCTCTGCATGAGTCTGCCCAGGGAACGTGCCTGTACCCATTCCATGCTTGCCAGCATCGGGATTATTGGCATTCAGACCAGAACCAAATTCAGCCATCAGGATGGGGGAGACATCTGCTTCCTTGACGGTTCCGTCCTTTGCCCTCCATTCGCTCTTGATCAGGCCGGTGTTGGAAGCAATCATGAGTGCCTTCGCCCCATGCTTGGACGGTTCAAGTTCCGTCTGGAAAATGATGTACTTGCCCATAGACCGGGACTCCACATCCCCGTCAACGGTATCAACCGCCATTCTGGCTGTGTCTATGCCTATCTCAGCCAGTTTCTGGACGAAAGTGGTACATTTACCGGCAAGGCTGTCCTGGTACTCCTTGAGAGCCTTCTGCGCGGCCCTGACACTATCAGGCGAAAAGGCGTTGAATGAGATCTTCATGACCTCACCTCTGTCTCTGGCCGCCGCTTGATGGCGTACTTCATCTGGACAAGGCCTCTGGCTACGGCAGTCACATTGAACCGCGCCTTGCTGAAGTCCACGTTCCCCTGACCGTCAGTGGCAGGCTCCACGTCCCAGACAAGACTGTACTCATCGATGGGGAGCGTCATATCTGCCGTGCTGATGATCAGCGAATAATCGATGTCAGCACCGAAGTAGTCGAAGGTGCTTCCCGTTCCAGTGAAGCCCTGCGTTCCACGGGTGGCTGACAGATTCGCCATGAACTTGACCGGTTCGGAATATGACTGCTGCACTTCCCCGGTGTAGTCTCCGTTCTCGTCAAGCACCGGTGTCTCTCCCAAGTACAATGAATACCACAGGGGCCGGTTGTTTGCGACAAGGTTTCTCATGCTCAGACCACCTCGCAATACGGAACCACATCAGGCAAGTAGACAGGGAAGTCCGTCTTCCAGTACCTGGAAGTCTGGTTGTCGATGATGGATGTCAGACCTTCACCGCCGACCTTCCCAAGGATGGCCGGAATGACCTGTGTGGCCACATAGGTCTTTTTGTTGGTGAAGTATTTTTCAACATCGGCATCGATGGCTTCCTCGTCCATGCTGTCCGGATAACATCTTTGCTGTTTGTAATTCTCTATCACAGAGGCAATGATCAGAGACAGAAATTCTTCAGTCACGGTCTCCCCTGTATATTCCAAGTACGTCTGTACCGCTGTCAGGATCTCTGTCTCCATATCACATACCTCGTGTGTAGATTGCTGCCTACTCCGCCTCTTCGGTCTTCACGGGCCGTCTGCGTTTCGGCGGCGCGCTCTTGGGTGACTCGGGAGATACGGGTTTCTCCGGCTCCACCCGTGTGTAACCGCTCCGCTCCATGACGGAGGCCTGCAACTCAGTTGCGACCTCCATTCTCTTGCCATCTCTTTCAAGGGTTATCATAAAATAACTCTCCTTATTCATCCAGAACCGTCAGCCCTGACAGGTCGTATACATCCCTGTGCCAGTAGCCTCCCGTCCATGTTTCCACAACAAAATTCTGTCCATCCTTGTCGGTCACCTTGCAGATAGCGTTCAAATCTTCATCCAGAGGAAGAAGACCGGAACTCACAGACGGGTCCATGCCAACCCTGACGGTATCTGGCGTTGCTCCTTCAGGCAACGTAAATTTCAGTGCGATAAAGTTACCCGCTCCCCATTCATCGGCAAGAGTTCCAGTGTCGATATAGGACAACGTGCCAGTAATCGCACCGTCATCAATCTCAACATCAGACTGAAGGTCGCTTATAGAGTAGCCCCAGATTTCCGTACTACCATCTTCGGGCGATACCGTGGTAGTACTTACGAAGGGTTTGCGATCACCGAGATGGCTGTCTTCTTCTCGTTCAGAATGAAGGCATCGTATCTGATGCGCCCCTCGACGAGCCACCCATTCACTCCGGGCGGATCCTGATGGATCTTGTAGTCCTGAAGTTTAACCGGGGACGGCATTACCATCCGGTTCGTGATGATGCACTGAACCTTCGTCGGGAAGTAGCTGGTAGGAGCCTTGATGATATACACGCCATCAATCTCGCCAACCACACCAGTGATTGCGATCTGCTGCGCCATGTCACCCTTTTTGATGAAGTTATCGCTCAGCTTGACGTAGTTGAGGAACTTCGGGGTTACAATGGCGAAACGGCCACCCTGCGGGACCTTCGCATTGTCAAGATCTTCCTGACCGGCAAGGAACAGTTCGTAGGCGTTGGTCGCACTGGCCGCTGCGGCGTCATGAACCTGCGCAGAGACAGCACCAGATACGAGAGCTGCGATACGATAGGTGTCAATCTCCATTTTTTTCAGCATGGTTCGTTATCTCCATGCCCGTTATTAACTGCTATGCATTTCTGCATAGATAAGACTATATCTTCATCCACTTTACGTGGAGCCTGCCATTTCCACCCACTTGGGTGTACGTCCTCACGGACTAGTCGTTGAACCTTCCTGAATAACGTCTTTCCAATGATATCCGTATGCTGTAGGGCGTTTACCCTGACAACAAGCACGAATGTTTTTACCCATTGAATCAATTTGTTTTGAATAATGGAATTTTGTCTTATTCAACCATTCAGCGGCTTTGTAACTGCTTGAAAAAGTATCTCCAGTCTCGCAACACCTGACTAACTTTCTCAAGCCACCATAAATCACTCCGTTTTTAGCGGCGTGTTGTGTGTTTTCTCTGCAAGTAACCCATTCAAGATTCTTTACGCGATTATCGGTCTTATCTAGATTGATGTGGTTTACGACGTCTTTGCCTTCCGGCTTTTTTATAAACGCCAGCGCCACAATTCTATGCACGGACATCGTTTTTATCTTGTTTTCTTTGCAGAGATCCACTGAAAGATATCCACTGCGTTTCCTGTTGAGTTTTAATAACTTCCCCTTTTGAAGTTTCGCTTCACTGTGAAGAATCCCAGTCTTAACATATCTATCAATACTTCTTATTCTTCCGTAAGATGAAACCTCATAGAAGCCTTCATACCCAACTACAGCTTTCCATTCTTCCATATCTGTCCTCCAATTAAGTGGTCATAATTACGTTATTCAGTTTGGCTGCTGATTGTCTCCTGCAACCTATCAAACAGGAGAGTTTCCAGCAATTAAGCAAGTTTTCGTATGCGTATTACTACGCAGCGACCCAATTCTGTCTAGGTATAACAACCTCATCGATCTGTCTGCGGAGAGCACGGCCAGCTTCCATGACCATCATGGTGTCATCATGGTTCTTGCGGTCGATTGTGAAGGTGAAAGAGCGATCCATGGATACGGTCATCTCCTGAACGTCATTCTGAAGTTCAGCAGGAGTGCCGTATCTGCTCATGCCGGTCAGGCTATAGTTGTTCATAGCCGCCGTCGGGATCGAGTACACGTTTACCGTCTGTACACCGATCCACTCATACTCGTTGTTTACCATTCCGCCGGTCAGGGAACCGAGTGCGAAGCGCTCGTCTACTATCGGGGAATACTTCTCGGCATAGTTCATACCAAGTGCCATTTTGTGGTCCTCCTTATCATCTACGGCGCTCAATGGCACTCTACTGTCTTATGTGTCAGCCCTGATTGAAGCCCTTGAGAAACGGATCCTCTTTTGCCGCCTGCTCCTCCCGGCTGGTCTCCGGCATCGGACGCTTCTTCAGCCACTCAGCCTCACTCGCTCTGATGGCGGCTTCCTGATGTCTCTTGTACACAGACGCCAGAGCATCCATGTCTCCAGATACTTCTGCTTCAGCCGCTTCTTTCGCCAGATCCGCAGACATACCGATGGTAGCCATGTACCTCTCTCTTGCCTCGGACCGGCGCTTGTAATCCTCAAGTTCCTTGATGCGGTTCGCCTGGGCTTCTTCGGCCTCTCTCTTAGCTTCTGCCTCCTGCTCGGAAGCGGACATCTTCGCCCGGAGCTGCTTGGTCAGTTCACCGTTGTTGTGAAGCGCCTTGTCCAGCGCAAGTTTCTGTTTGGCGATTTCCGCCTTCAGCTTTGCGTTGTCAGCACTCAGGGACTCCATCGTAACCTCGGGAATCTCCTGTTCGGTCTTCTGCTCTGCGGGTTCCTGCGTCTGCTCAGTGCGTGTCTCTTCTGCCATTTTGTGTCCTCCTGTGTTTTCAGGTCTTCTCTGACCGTTTGGTGTGTTTTTACGTCTTCTCTGACGATTGATTTTGTTTTTGTTGCTGTCGTGTTTTTGGGAGTCTTCTCTGACTCGTATAGAGAAAGAGACCGGGTTGCATCTCCCAGTCTCTCAATCACTAGATAATGTGTTTCTGTTTTTTCATCAATGATATGTTACAGAGCATCTGCAATTTACAATTTCCTCGGGGCCAGCTCCCATTGACTCATCCATCGGGAACATCATCAGGGAGTCTCCGACAGTGAATGGTTCAGAGATGGGAATGGTAGTACCGTTCACATCCCTGTGCGTTCCTCGTGTCACCCTGTCGATAATTGCATGCCATGTCTTTCTGGTCTTGCCAGTCAGGATGGCGTCCGCATAATCCGAGTCGTTCCAGATGCTATTGGACTCGTTCTCAGCAATCAGCCGTACACGGTCATCGCTGTAGAAGTATGGGTCATCGGAGTGCATCGTAGTGGCAAGTGCTATCTCCAATGCTGTTGTCCTCGCATGCGTAGCCGCGAAGTATTCCGTATGCGGGGCATCCATCTCTTCCAGCATCTGTTGGTAGTTCCGTTCAATCCCTTCTGCGGGAGCGGTATAGTCCGTATATATCACCGGACCCAGGCGGTTCATCTCATCGAAACCAAGAGCCGCACGCTCATAGTACATACTGGCAATCGTCAGACGCATGAATTCGAAGATGTCCTCCGCAGTCTCAATGCGTTTTTCCTTCTGCGCTTGCGAAAGATCCATCTCCCCGAAGAACTGCTCAAACGGCATGGAGCGCAGCTTATCGCCCCGCTCCCGCTCGTACAATTCATTCAGTTCCTCAATACTGACGCCATCAGGTATCGACATCTTCATCACCACCTGACTCAGCATCTGTATTCATGCCATCAAGGATGGGGCTGTTCCCCGTCTGGTCAGTAAGGTCCGAAGTCTCACGTCTCGTGTCTGTCTGGACGGTTTCCTTCTTGTCAAACAGCGAGTCTTGGAACTTCTCGATTGTCTCCTTGCTGTCTGCCCAGGCCTGTGCCACATCCGGGAACAGGTCAACCGTCTGCATGGCCACCCGGCCATTGATGCCGGACTTGATCATAGCAACCATGGCGTTGGTCTTCGTGCCAAGGTCATAGGTCTTCTGACGGGTGAACTTGATGGTCACATCGGACAGCTTCAGGTCAACCAATGGGCTGCCTTCCAGCCAGTAGGACCGAACCTTGATTGCGGCCAGTTCCAGTGCCAATATCTGCTGTTTGCTTCTCTTGACGATCTGCTCTTCCTTCTGGGCGGCATTTTCTGCTGCCGACCATCCAGAAGACAGACTCATGGCACTTGCAGTGGAACCGCCACTCGGATCAGACTGGAGCGGGACATAGCATTTCTGAAGGATGGAATTCCTTTTACTTTCGATGTTCTTCTGGACATTCTCGAAATCAAAGGTGCTCGTGATTGCCTGAATGAGCGGGGTCTTGCCGTTCGCCAGTGTCTTGGTCAGCACCCATCCGCCGGTTTTTGGTTTGATGATTTCCTTCGTGTTCGGGTCCACCGGGAATTCAAAATCATTGCCCCACCAAATCTCCTGACAGGCCTGCGCCGCCGCATTCACAAAGTCTGAGACTTCCACGTTCAGCGCATCCATCATGGATATCTGCCGTTCGAACACGCCCATGCGGTCATATGCCCGGTTGAATTCCACAATCGGGATCATGCCGAGCGGGTTCTTCTCACCGGCATAGCCCGGAAGCTGTGAATCAAACCCCCATATGGCTTTTCGTTCCCCATTGACGATCTCGCCAAGGTTCTTGACCTCAAACAGCGTGTCCTTCGTGTAGCACGTGAAGTACCTGTCTCCGTTCTCGAGCTGACGGAAGGTAATTCCCATCATGGGAGTCTCGCCAATGTCGTTCTTGTACACAACAAATGTGTACATGGGGTGCGGAACGTGCAGATCAAATACGGAAGTGCCGTCATAGTCGCGCTTCACGTCGATCATCTCATACCCGATGCCCGTGATCTCCATGTACCTGAAGCACTCCTGATCCTTGGCATAGGCACCCTCGAAGTCATTCATCTCGTTCAGCTGGCTTACGGCATCGTCATCTTCATCGGGTGAGCCTCCCGAGATGTCCTTGTTTCCGCGCTGAACATAGGATATCTGGTTCCCGTAGTTATAACCCAGCTTGAATTCGACAATCTGGTTCGCCAGGTTATCGGAGACCTCGATATTTATCTCGTCTCTGACAACTTTCTCCCTTACGAGCGGCTGAACGCCCTTTTCGTATCGCAGCAGGTATAACTCTTCCCGCATGTTAATCTCATGGATCGTCATTGCCTGACTCAGAACACCGAAGATATTCTTTGCAGTAATCTCATCGGCATCCGTATATATCCTTTTTCTGCCAAGCAGTTCCAGATCGTATTCTTTCAGGTATGCGCCGTCCACAAGATCACCTGCCTTTGTCACCCCGCCGGTTCGGAGTGTGACTTACTTCACCGGTCTCGGCGTCCAAAATATTGACAGAACCGCACCTCGGACATTTTATCTCTGTATCGCCGTTGGTTCTGGCAAGCAGTTTCCCGCAGGATCCGCACCGGAAATCCATTTTTTCTTTCGCCATCTCGTCACCCGAACACAAAAAGACGCACCAACGGCACGTCCTGTTCGCAAAAAAATAGAGACATGCGGGTCGCGCACATCTCATATACTGCTGTTCTTCCACTTTCAAACTATCGGCACAAAACGAACATGTCAAGCGTTCTCAAGGATTTTTTCGGTATTTTTCCCACAATCATCCTTCAGGAACCTGTCCAGTGCCATTCTGGCCGCATTCGGAGACGTGAAGCCCATCTTCGCCGACACCTTCTCCCATGTATCCCCTTCAAAATATCTGAGCCTGACAATGCGCTGCATCCTCGGTGGGATCGTGTTCACCCACGCCTCTACCTCGAGCCGTAGTTTTTTTGCGGCAGCCCTGCGCCTCTTCAATATGTCTCTGAACTGGGATATCTCTTCCGTGCTCACATATCCACCGATACCCTCAATGTGGAATTTCCTTGGTTCATACGGAAATACAGGATTGGAGCCGACCACAGAGTCCTGAAGGACGTTCTCACTGGCTTCCACCAGCTTCTTCAGATCCTTCTCGGTCTCGTCAATCAGCTTACAGGCACTCTCATATTCTGCCAGCAAAGACTTGTCCATCCGCTATCCACTCCCGTCACATAACTCCAGTGAAAATAGTTGCTATAGGAGACAGGTTGTCTCCACCCTCATGTATCGCAAGCATGGTCACCATATCCGGTGCATCATCATGCGGATTTTTCGCAAGTTGGCTGTAGCTTGTCAGCGCCGCCATGAATTGCCCATACTCGGAATTCGGAGCATACCCGTCAGGGTTGTCCGGAGACTTGCCCTCCAGGAACAGGACGTGCTGTATCACCCACGGCGAATTGACAATGATACGTGTCTCCTTGTTGGCAGTCGAATACCGTTTCTCAATGGAGCATCGCCCACCGGCTTCCTTCACCAGTCTCTGTATCTCGTCTCCGGTCCTTACGCCTTCTTTGTTCGACTCAATCTGACAGATCTGCACGTCATGCTCAATCAGCATATTGGCATTCAGCCGGTCAAGCATGTACGGGTCGATATTCCGGAATACTACATCGGCCAGATAGTAATCTGTCCCGTACTGGTAGAAGACGCCCAAGGTATTGTAGTCCGTACCAGTACCTTTCGGATCAAGGAAGCCCCATATGGCATCCGGCGTCTTGCCCGGCGGCAGTTCCCTGAAGCGCCGAAGCAGATCCGGCTCAAACAGCAGGCCTTCTCGTTCTATCGGCTGGTTCTTGTACAGACACTTGTAGGTGATATCGTCAAGGGTATTTTGGATGTCCTCAAAATATGCCTCATCGAACCCTACGCCGTAATCATAGTTCCAGTTACTCTTCCCGGTCTCAGGGTCGATATCCGGATATGAAATGAATTCACAGCGCGGATCTCCCTCATACTGCCTCTGGAGACGCCCAATGACATCATGGACACTCCACCGGGTGGCTATGTGCAGTTCCTTCACGCGCCTGCCATGCCGCCCACCCTTCTTTCTGGTCTTCAGGTCTGTGGTGTACTTCTGCCACAGCTTATCGAGACGTATCTTCGAAAGGGCCTCTTCAATGCCAGAGCATAGGTCATCGCAATACAACAGCCCATCAGCACGGGTGACGCCAGTCTGAGAAGCATTGATAGCCCTGAACGTGATGCTCTTGAATGGTTTGAACTTGCCAAGGTTGATCGTCTCCTCCTTCGCATTCACATCCTGAATATTGACAGTCGGGAAAATCTCCCGCCAGGCATACTCCGGTATCTGCCCCTTCTTCAAGTCTGCCCCGATGATGTTGCTGATGACATCATATACCATGCGGGTGACATGCCCGGAATGGGAGCTGAACAGGTTACAGGCATCCGGATCCCATCCAATCCATAGGGACAGGAACATTTCGGACATCGTGGTCTTTCCGATTCCAGGAGCGCAAGACAATGTAAGAACATCTATTTCGTCATCTATGAGTCTCTGCAATGCTTGTGTGATACCTAACTTCAGGAACACCTTCCGTCTCGGAAGATAGAACCGGTCCTCCGGCAGGCGATACCTTTCCAGGTATATAAGCGCCTCATCCAGGCAGCGGTTCTGCGCCAGAAACAGCATGGCATTCCAATACAACTCCACGGCAGGCTTTCCAACAGTCCTTGTCAGGGAAGCCGCACGGTTCTTGACCGTCTTCATCTCGGTCTTCGCCATATCGATGTCTTCATCCTTGATAGCCAGGCACATGTCGTAAAGCATGGTCAGGATTTTCACGTCATTCAGGTCAAGCGTATGAAGTTTTCGGATGATGTCTTTGTTCTGCTCAAGCGTCTGTTGTCTCTGCATATCCTTTGTCCACAATCACAATAATGGCCGAACCACACGCAATCAGGGGCGAGGTTCGTTGGGAGGAGCGGTATTCCTCTTTCATGCATGTGGCCGACCAACCTCCCACTACGGGACTCGGACCCGTATCTCCATCAGGCTGACCAGAGGAGCCAGCCCCGGCGCGTTCCCTACTTACGCCAAGTGGGATAACCTGCACGTTTTTTGATGTTGAGGTGGGTAATAGAAACACATTCAAGCGTCAGCCACTGACAGACCACCCCACATTGCCAAAGAGGCGGATACCAGAAAACACTGCCCGATGTATCCCCGTTTCTGCTACAACACCAACGTCTGGAACATCACCAGGGACAGATCAACCCTGATGCTATGCCCCAATTATACCTATGCACCCGCCAGCTCCCATGCGTCCATGGTGCGCCGGTTTACGTACACAGGCTCCCTCCCCGATGCGTCCATCGGTTCAGTGCTGCGTGTCTTCGTGTGGCCGGAACAGACGAAGATGCTGTGATGCTGTGTGATGTCCCGCATAGAGACTACGGAACGCCACGTAGCGACCCCAAATCCAACCACCACGCATAGTGGACAGCCACGGAGTTGCACCGTGGTGGCATATCCGCTCACCTGTCAGCATGAAGTGCCGCCTCCCATGCCGGTCAAGGTCGGAATACGCCATGTCGCGACTGCCCAAGTGTGTCATCGTCACACGATGCCTTGATCAATCAATGCGGCGAATGCAGGAATGCCCCGCACCCGCCAAAACGTATGAAAAAGGAGAGTAAATGAGTATGGCCAACTTGTTTCAGTGTATCGGTCATGCTAGATGGCCAAACCATGTGATCTATCACCCAAAGATATGCCCTACTCGTATTCCTCATCTTCCGACGCTTCGCAATCATCCTCAAAGTCGGAATAATCGAAGCCGTCGTGACCGGAACCGTCAGTCGGCTTCTGATCCTTCTGCATCATCTTCCCCGGCGTCAAAGTCATCTTCGGGATCCTCATCATCGAAGTCATCATCGAAGTCATCGACATCATCGTCTTCCAGCTCAAGGTCGAAGTCATCCATGGGATTGTGAACCCGAAGCCGCTCCTGCAAACGCACCTGACAGCCGCAGTGCGGACAGTCAATGACATCGTAGATTGTCGGTTCCGTACCCGTGAGAGATGCTGCCAGACCACCCATCTTTACATTCCTGGCTATGTATGCCTCCTCCGCAATCAGCGGAAAGTCCCGGTGACAAATGGGACAGGTGGTCATGCCCGGGATTGTTTTCTTCTCAGGGGTGGTTGTCATGCCGGGAATTGGCTTCTTCTCGGGACAAGTAGTCACTTTCTTATTCTCACTCATAGATTTCCTCCAGTATGTATCCCAGACACACAAATCAAATATCCAGTTTCTATCAAGAGCCAAGTGCTCACCCGACAAGGGGAAGGCTCCGCCTTCCGGGTATCGGCAGCATGGACTCTGTGGCTTTCGTCCTCTGTTCCTTTATAGCCTGCACTCTTTGTTTATGAACTTTCAACCAAGGCACAGGAGAATGATGTTCAGAATTATCGTCCCAATCATGAACCCAAACCCAATAATCGATACCCTGTCCTTCTCAGTCCCCCAATGAAGGTCTTTTGTGAAAAAGGCAAGGATGCCAAGGAATATGATGTTCAGGATGATAGTAAACGGTATCAATACTGCCATAATTATCTCCTATCAATACGAAACCCGTATCGCCACGCAGCTGCATTCAAAAACGCAAAACCGTGCCTCACACTGCCATCCATTGCCGCTTTTTTATGTCTCCCCAGGTCATGAACCCATACCCCTGATTGCGTACCCTGTATACCGTGCTGTCATTCAACCCCGTGTCGTTGAAACAGATAGACTCTGTGCGCCCGTCAGCGTATGACACCTCTCCAATCACGCAACCGTCTTCTACCGACATCGGACTGTTCGTTATCTTTACATCCAAGAAGTTCCGAAGGCTCGTAACCCCACGCTTCTCTCTCCAGATGCTATACTGCGTTACTTTCTGCGGCTGTGTTCGATCAGACAGGTTCATGAGAGCCTTACATCTACGGACACCTATCTCCCCGGCAGCAAGCAGATCCAATGCCTCAAACGCCGCCTCGTTGTCACATTTCGCAGGCCGACCGCTATCCTTCGGGTGATCCGCATAATGCTTCACGTGCCTTCCGTTGTGAGCCGCCGCATGACATCTATGACACAAGGGCACAATATTCGTCAGCCGGTTTGTACCACCAAGACGCAACGGCACTATGTGATGGTACTCTATGTGCTTCGTACTGCCGCAGTTCGCACAGACGCCTTCCATCGCGGCATGTATTTCCTCGTGAAACTCGCGCCCTCGACCATATCGGGTTGCTTCAATTATCGACTGAGTCTTTGCCATGAAGTTACCTCGCCTTTTTTGTATGCGGAGTATTTTGGGGATTTACCGGGGCGGCTACTCGTTGCATATAGACCCCCGCCCGGGTCCCGCCTGACAAGGCAGCGCGGCGGGGCTGGTGTGCCCTGGTGGATGCTTTACCGCTTTACCGTGGTTAGATCTATACAGAAAACCCGTGTTTGACGTAGTGATCTATGCCCGAAATAACACAAATTAGCATCTCAAACTATACATTTTATATATGCTACTGCATGCGGCGCCGCTCTATTGCTTATTGTCTGATAATTGCGGCTGTTGTGTATAGTCTATGATAGTGTGTGTCCTGCATAGTGCCTTGTATAGTGCCCTATATAGCTCTGTATGGCTGCCTATAGGGCTACTGTATCCCTTACTGTGTGCCGCCGTCCGTCTCCTGATAGTCGGCGTCTATTGGTATGTCCTTCTCTATCTGCCTGGCTATCTCTTCCGGCGTCATGGATGCGGCCGGGCCCTGCTGGGCGGTGACTTCTATTTGCTGGGCGTCCTGTAGTCCGTCGTAGTTCTTTTGCCAAAAAATCATAGTGACAGGATTTAGCTTGCCTTGTGCGCCTAGCTGCTCCCTGTATTCGCCTAACATTTGCAACGCTTTTTTCAGAATGTCGCAGCATTCAGGGCTTACTTTCTTCTTATCGCGTCCCGTAATTATGCTGTGAACGTCCTGCCGCGATATGTCCAGCGCCCTATATAAACCCATGTTTCCGGGGCGTTTCCCGTGCTGCTCACAGTCTAGGAGATAGTTATATATAGCTTCTTTTGTAGCTTCCGGGTCATGAAGATCTACAGGCGGCCGCGACAGATCCTTTATGAAGTTTTCGCGCATGTTCCGCGTTAGGGCTGTCAACTCGTCGGTACTGGCGAGAACGCCGTTATCCCCTATCAAGGGGCTGTTATTCCCGTCTTTGCTTCCGCCTCTAGGCATGGTCTGCAATCCTTTCTGTAGTGGTCTATTTGGGCGTCCTAGGCGCCCTGTATCGGGTTTGCGTGCCCTATATAACCATTGTACAACGTGCGGCGGGGCGCATTGGGACGTATACGGAAATTCCGGACCGTAAAGCCTGGCAAGGCAAGCTGTATCCAGGATCCGGACTGGATGCCCTGACAGGGTGTGAAGTCTCTTTGCGGACCGTATAAGCCGATCAAGGCAGGAACCGCGCAAGATCGTAAAGCCTGTCAAGGAGGTGGCCGCTGCTTTGCAGATCGTGACGCCTGACAAGGTGGTTTCCCCTGGATGGCCTATACCAGGAAAGCCGCTTCTCTTCCTGGTTGGCACACACTCAACTTTTCTATGTTTTCATGCCCCTATTCAGTCTAGGGGCAAAAAGGGCATGATTTTTGCCGTTATTCTTTATATATGTAATACATGCACTATACATATACATAATTTTTTTAACTTATATATATATTCCCCTTATGCCCCAATACCCCAAAAAAGCCTATAACTACGGGGTTTTTGATGGGGCATTTTTAGGGGCAAATGGTAAAAAAACGTGCCCCTAACAGGGGTATTTTTGCCCCAATTCGAATTTTCTGTAATTGTTAAACTTTTAACGTTCTGAGTGTGATGCCCCAATGGGGCATTTTTGGCGGGGTTTAGGGGCATGTCTTGGGGCACTTTTTCAACCACTTTTGCCCCAATTCCGGCGGGGTTTTGGAGTGCTTTTTGCGGGGAAAAATTTCATTCCGGCGGGATCCAAGGCGGGGGAAAATTCTATTTCGGTGCGATCCTGGACGCGGAAAAGGACCGCTTACGCGGTCCCGCTGTTGGTGGTTTTGGATTTTGGTGTCTGCCGGTCTGATAGCAGATTTTCCGGCTTTCTGTCTGTGTCCCGTCTCCAGCTTTCCGGGCATGTCTCCATGTCTTCCGATCTGCTGCCAGTCTTCCGGGCTTCTGTCTCCTGGCGGCTGGTATCTTCCTGGCGTCTTTCCATGTCCAGCTTTGCGGCGGTTCCCTGTATGGCCTGTTTCGAGTTCTTCTTTACCGTCCTGCCTATGGCCTTTTCGGGGTGCTTTGTGGCGGCTTCCTGTATGGCCTTTTACGGCCTTTTGTGACGGCTTCCGGGTCTTTCTATATGTCCGTCTGTCTGCTGTCTGTATGCGGCTGCTAGGCGGTTTCTATGCGGGTTTCGTGGCTTTCCTGGTGCCAGTCAAGGCAATAAAAAGCGGGGGGCGCTTGCGCGTCCCCTGGTGGCTGCATTTACATTTTTCATTCCGTCCGGATCTTTCCGCCGCTGACAGTGGCTATGATATCGTCTGTGTATCCGGTTTCGGGGTTATACAGATAATAAGCCGTGACTTTTTGTCCCTTCCTGGCCTTGTGTGCGTACTTGATGCGGTTCCCATAGAAGGGGCCTTTTGTCGTGACCTTTCCGGCGGTGCGGCTGGTTGCGCGGGTCCGGAAGACGTCAACATAGACAATCTTTTTCCCCTTCCTGGCTGCTATTTCCGCGTCGGTGGTCTCTTCCGCTGGACGGATCCGGACGCGGTATCCGGGAAAATTCTTCCGGCAGAAATCTTTGATTATTTTCTTGTCGGTTTTCCTGGTGGGTTTGGTCGTGGTGGTCTTGGCTGCCTGTTTCGTTATCGTTGCGGCGTGGCCTTCAACGTAGCCGGAAAACAAAACGCAAGTAATAATAATTGCAATCTGAATAAATTTTTTCATGGCTTCTCTTTCTCCCTTCTTCACTTTTTCTCTTCTGCATCTATAACCGCAATCGCTGCCAGGATCTGACCGGAAAAAATAATCAGATCGTCTCTGCCCGTTTCCATGTTCGCCGCATGGCATCTTGTCCAGTGCTGGCGGCTTTCCTGTCTCTGTGTGGCGCTTGCGGCCCTGTATCGGGCCGCGTATGCTTTGTAGTAGTTGTCCATGCTCTTCTCTCTCCTTTCTAGCAAAAAGGCAAGCTATGATCCCAAACAAGATCCCGTAACTCTTCATTTGTGCGTATAATCGCGGGTTCTTCATACTCAAACCCGGAAATATATACTCTTACTCGGTCTCCTTCCGTGGCCGTTTCGCTGCCTATATAGGCGGTTTCGGTTTCCTGGTCGACGTATACGCGGGAAAATATCGCGCGGGCTTCTCTGATCAAGTAGGGGTTAAATTGCGTCATGCTGTTTTCCTCCTTTCATGCTTCTACGATCCCGCCGCTTTTCTGCCGTCCGAGTGCAAGCAGGCTTTCCAGGTAGTCCGAAAATTCCGGATATGTGTCGATCAAGTCCGGGTTTGCGTTGTACCCTTCCTGGATTTCCGCTTCCGTCCAGGTTTCGCCCGTGTCAAAACAGATATATTTTTTCATGTGGTTGCTCCTTTCTTTCACGCTGCCTCTTTTGTGTATCCTGCCGCCTTCAGTGCTTCATGTCCAGAGGCTATGGCCTTGTCTGTGTCCAGCTTTTCCCCTGCTGCGTTCTGCCGGTGGTGCTCCTGGTGGAACGCTTCAAGAAAAATATTTGCTTCTTTCTGTAAGGCTTCCGCGCGTTCCGCGTCGGCTGTCGTGTATACCTGGTAGATGTAAAAACCGGGGTGTGACACTTCCTTTATTGTCGTTCCTTTTACCCGTGAAATTGCTTTTCTCGCTTCTTGTGCAATCCGTGTCGAATTTCCGTTGTAGTGGCCGTATTTGTACCTGTCTATACTGACAAAAACAATATCTATGATTTCACCATGCTGTTTTCCGTCGTGGTACAGTCCCGCGCCTATGGCGGTTATTCTGGCGTTGGCGCCTGCCGCCGTTGCGGCTTTGATGACCTTATCAAAAAGGTTCTTCTTTTTCATTTACTTTTACTCCTTTTCTTTGGTGTGCTAGGTCTTCAAGTTACCAGAATACCCAGCGCGGGTGTCGGTCCCGCGTTTCCGTCCGCCGTCCAGGCTGCTATCATCTCACTACTGCAACGGTTATTTTGTAGGCAAGTCGGGCGGGGAATACCCGCCGCAACTTTATATAAAAGCGGTTTCTCTTCTCGATCATGTCCGCGCCTCCTTCATGCCTTGACGGCTTCCGGGCTTCCCTGATCGGCAACAGTTGCCGCGATGCCTTCAAAGCCTGCCGTCATCCGGTCGCGGATCTCATCAAGGGCGCTTGCCGCGTCTTCCTGTTCGGCGTCTTCCGCTTCGAGTGCGGCCGTTACAATATCGGTGATATCATCGAACCTGCTGCTTGCATCCAGGTTTTCAAGTTCCGCCGTGATCGCCTCCCAGGTTTCCGCGCTGATCTCATCGCGTCCCGTGCTGATGATGTCCATGACCGCCGCAAAGCGGATGATTCCGGCTTCCTGCTCCATGTATGCCGCCTGAATTTTCAGGTACTCGGCCAGCTGACCGGCTTTGTACAGGTCCGCGCCTGCTCCATCCCATCCAAACTCCTGTATTGTATCGTTGACGGCTTCGACGTTCTCGGAAATGAACTTGATAATGTCAGGATAGTAAATGCTGGTTTCGCTGTCGGCGCGTTCGGAAATCGCGTCTTCAATGTAGCTGCTGCATCCGCTATAATCGGCGGCCAGATATGCGGCGTCTGTTCCGATTTCCGCGCGGATTTCGTTTTTCAGGGTTTCAAGATTGATCATGTTCTTTTTCGTCATGGCTTTTTCTTCCTTTCTGGTAAATCTGTTTCCCTCGGCTATCTGGTGTTCAGCAGATCCGGCGGCGCTCGGCTCGTCGGCCCTGCTTACTAACTTTTGTTGCCTCTTGTTTTCTATTTCCATTTCTGTTATTATCAAACCAAATAGTGGAGCGGGGGCGGCCTTGCCGCCTCCCTGGTGTTGTCCTTGTTGGCTTCTTTGGCTTCCTGCTCGGTCGCGTATTCGATCCCGTCAACCTTGCCGGTGTAACCAAATTCCGTTAACATGGCTTTCACCTCCCTATTTAGTTTTCAAAGTGCGGCGGCGTCTCTTTCGGGGCGTCGCTTTTCTTTGATGATGCTATTATACTATGCACGTACGTTTATAGCAATATCGGAATACTCGCTAAAATGCACGTACATTTATAGCAGTGTTTTGTGCAATATATGCATGTACGTGTTTTCCATTGTGTGTTATACTCACTTTGAGAAACTGTGTTTTCTTGTGTTCTGATAGATTGGAGGCGTGAAGATTGGCAACGAGTGAAGCACAAAAAAGGGCGTCTATGAAATACGCTGCGAAAAACTACAAGCGCGTGCCGCTAGATCTGCAGGCAGATTACTTTGAAAACATCTTGAAACCGGCGGCGGCTGCTGCTGGCATAGGGGTAAATACCTATATAAAAGAAGCGATTGCGGAAAAGATCGCGCGGGACTCTTCCGGCGCTGGTGGTGAGTGACTTCTATATATAAGTAGGTTTCGGGCGGTAGTTCAGAAGAATAGCTTCTATAATATAGAAAGCATTCACGTTTCCGTTTTTCCGATCTGCTATAGAAGGGTTTACACTTTCGGGGGATCTCATACAGGAAAGAAGGCCGTCACGGCTTCCGGATCTGCCGACATGAAGAAGGCCGTCACAGCTTCCGGGGATCCTGTCCGGGTGCCTTCTATATATAGTAGGATTTCGGCTTGCCTGCCGTCTTGGTCTCATCATGTCCGGCGGCTACTGGTGTTTTGTTCGGATGTCTTACCATGTCCGGCGGCAGATCGTGCGGGGCGTGGTTTCCATGTCCGGCGGGTTATAGGTCCGGCGGTCTGCCTTTGCGGCTGTCTGTCTTGGTGGCTGCCTGGTGTGCGGTCTGCCTGTAGTTTTTTCGGGTCTGCCTCTTCCGGCGGTCTGCCTGTAGTCCTGGCGGCTTCCGGCGGTCTGTCGCGCTTCCGGGTCTCTTTCGGTCCGCTTGCGCTGGCCGTGGGTGCTTTCCTCATCCTGTAGGGCGTCCGGCGGCCTGTCGTGCTGCCGGTCTCATCCTATAGGCTTTCCGGATCTTCCGGACCGGTCAAGGCTTCCGGCTGGTTTAGGTCCTTCCGGGCTGGCCAGTGATGTAAGGGCGGCTTGCGGCCTCTTCCGGGGATCCTCTGAAGGTCTCAAGCGGGGCGGGCATGGCTTCCGGGTTCCCTTGACGGGTTCCAAGGGGCGCAAGGGGCGCTTTTCGGGGGCCTTGACGGATCCCAGGTGCCGCCCAGAGACCGACCAAGGGGTGACCGGGCTGCCAGGTCCGAACACCAGATCGGCAGACATTCCGCAAGAAAAATCTCCAAAAATCGAAACCGGCCAGAAAAAAATCGACTTTCTGACCGGCGTTTATTTTTGTATTCAATTTCCCAAATTCAAAAAATCCGGTGCAACTCGCGCGGGTGCGCGTGTGGGGCTTCGGCTCTCCTGGCGGCTCACCAGACGGTTTCTGACCGTTGGCGGGATAAAATCCACCCTGACGGCCTGACGGGGGCTGTGTGGCCTCCTGACGGGCTTCTGCGGGGTGTCTCTGTGTCCTCAGAACATCTCGACTCCGTTTATGTATGCGGCGCGTCTCAGTTGGAACTTGCCAGATCCGAACGCTCCGCAGCATCTCAGTTCGGGGCAGTGGCCGCGATAGATGCATTCCGGAACACAGCAAGCGGCCAATTCCGGCTCGACCTCACGAACCGCCGCGATGACCTGAGACCACGCCGAACGCGTTTCCGGTGCGGCCTGATGGCATAACCGTTTCCGGCTCATAGCAATCAGGGCTTGAGCGTTTATCCTCATGGTGTGGCAGACAGGGGCGTTTTGTGGCAACTCATTTCGGTTTATGCCAGTGCGGTCCGTCCGCTGAGTGGAGACGAAATGTTCCACCCCGATTTTGTGCCTGACAAGATGCGTCGAAACCCAATAGGGGATATCCTCAATTCGAATTGTCAGCTCGATCAATCTGATTGGGCTGTGTTCGGCCTTCAGCATTTTCCACTTCCAGCTGCTGTCAGGGTACTTGCCAGACTCAATCCCAATTGTGTTCATTGCGGCATCCTTGACGGCCTGCCAGTTATCGGAATAATTGACAATATCAACTCTCACGTTTACACCTCCAAGTGGTTTGAAAAATCTCAAATCGAATTTTGGGTATGGTTTTACTTTCGAAAATCTCAAATGGAAATTGGGTTTATGGGGCACTTTGAAAAATCTCAAATGGAATTTGGATTCGAGTGTGCTCCAAAAAATCTCAAATCGATTTTCGACTTCGAGTTTACCTCGAAAAATCTCAATTTGATTTTTGACTTTGTGTTTACTTCCGGAAATCTCAAATCGACATTCACTTCGGGAAATCCCAAATGGAATATCGGCCCTAGAAATCTCAAATCGGCTCTTGTTTGCCAGGTTCTACGGGAATCCCAAATCGGGTTTTGATTGTCGGGTTCTTTGCGGAATCTCAAATCTGTTTTCGCTTGTCAGGTTCTTCAGGAAATCTCAAATCGTTATTTGGTTACCGGTTCGCCTTTGAAAATCTCAAATCGAAATCAGAAGCAGAATTCCTGCGGAAATCTCATTTCGAAATCTGTATTGTAGATCTCCTGGGAAAATCTCATTTCGAAATTCAGGTCAGACATTCGTGGAAAAATCTCATTTCGAAAACCACTTCAAGAAATCTCAACTCGAACCTGCAATCATACTTCCAAAAATCTCAACTCGGGAATGGTATCTCCGGCTCTCCTTCCGGGACCGGCATGAAGCCACTTCCATCTGCCTCCTTCAGATTTATCATTCTGAACATCCACGTTCCACCGACTTTGCATTCCGGGAAGCCTTTGTTCCTCAATGCCTTCAGGAAGTTGTTCTTCTGATGGCTCTGCCTCTCGTTGTCCTTACAGTATTCGACGTATCTGTCATACAGGATCTTGCGCTCTACCTTGCTCTCAGTATTCCCTGTCTTGCAACAATCAAACAGAAATGCCTCGATGGTGTCACTGTCGTTTCTCAGTTGACGGACCTTCTCCTTGGATCCGGCTGACTCGATGATATACCCACGTTCATACATCCTGTGGAGTGCTTCCATTGCCATGTGGAGCAGATACGGTATCTGTTTTTCCAGCTTCTCCGGTAACTTCGAATCGCGCTTCTCGGGCTTTTCGTTCATGGTGAGGATAAGAAGTCTCCGATAGAAGCCTTCAGTTTTCTCATTTCGAACTAGCGGCAACTCGTTTGTCGAGAATAACAGTTTCGCATAGTTGTCGAATGAAATGATATCCTTGCCTTTGTATGAATCCGAAATACTGTCCTCTCCTATCAGTTTCTTGATCATGGTCACGTCATCAAGGGCGTCAATTTCCAAATCGGCACAGGAATTGAGCAGCTTCCCCATCATCCTGATTGCCTGAAAATTCATCGACAGCTTTGACATAGCCACGTTCGAAGTGTTCCGCTTCCCAACGATCTTCTGAATGAGATTTATCACGGTGCTCTTTCCAGTGCCGCCGTCTCCGCAGATCACCAACATCTTCTGCTGATGGACATCCTTTGTGCAGCACAGGCCGATGTACTCCAGAAGCATCTCCCTGTCATCCTTGTCAGGGATCGCATAAGCTAAGAATTTCTCAATTTCATCTCCGGGTCCGTGGTCTGCTGCCGGGTCATAATCCCACGGTATCTGATTGGTAGAAAGCAGCTTCGGTTCATGGTTATACAGTTTCCTTCTGGTCACGTCATACATCCCATTTTGAAAATTGATGAAACGGCTGTTGTATCGGTTCAGCTCTTCCGGCCTCTTCACAAGTTCGTTCCTCTGGAGGAACATCTTATGCACCCTGGCTACAGTGTTTGAACGATAGAACTGCTCCAACATACAGTCCCCAATCAGGGATGTCAGCAGCGTCTCACTCAGGTCTTCCTGGTAATAACCGTTCTTATATAGATACACCACCTTCCCGCATGTGATTATGTGCTGCGTGTGGGTGAGATAGGTATATATCCTATAGTCATTGACGCCGGTCGGTTCTCCCTTGGCATTCAGATTATGGAACAGAAACGTCTTCATGCTCAGATCCATGTCCTTCGGTTCAATATTGATTTTCTCCGGCCAGGTATCCGTCAGGAAGTCATCTGCCGTCAGCCCGGACCGTAAGTAGGCCTCTGCCATGTTGACGGGGGTGCTCTTCGGAGTCTCGGCCTTGGCTGGCTTCTTCCCTTGACTGGCTTCGTTTTGCTCATTCCCGCTCATGGCGATCCCCCTCTTTCACTATCTGTGATGGAAACCGGGAAGATTTTCTCCCCTTCGTTGTTTGGATTGAAAACCGGGTGCATTGGTTTCCCTTTGTTATTCGGTATAGAAACCGGGAAGACTGACTCCCCGGTTCGTGTGATCTTTACGTGTTTCCTCTTTCTGGTTTTTCCTGCCATATGTGCTCCTGCGAAAATCTCAAATTGGTTCTGGCTTTTGTATGTATCCACGAAAATCCCAAATGGAATCGTCATATGTGGTCCTGTGAAAAATCCCAAATGGAAATCAGGAATGCGGAATCTCATTATCGACCGGAAAGCGCCTACTGGGAATTGGTCTCCATGCCAAAATCCAAAATCCCAGTCACAGCTCCATCCATGATTGGTCTTGATTTATGCCCTATTTCAGATCATCCTCAAGAATAACCTTCTTCAGGGCGTCCACGGGAACCTTCAGGATCCACCCATCACGGTTGCCCTCGTAGGTGATACTCAGCATGTCCCTGTCCAGCCCCATCTTGCACTTCAGCGGTATTGCTCCTTCCCGTTCAAGGTCGGTCAGGATTGCTACGTCTTCCACGAATAATTTCATTTCGAAACCCCTCCAGGTTGTGTTATTGGCTGCTGTTGTTCCCGCAGTTCCTTTTTCCGCTTGCGATGTCGGTTTTTCTGTACTCTGCTGATCGCGCTTGCCAGCCTTGCAACATATCTGGCTGTCTCCAGTGAGGCAGGACTGTAGTATGGCAGTCCAAGACGGTTTATGGTCGATATCTCTGACACTGGTACCGCCTTCAGGTTCCAGATGTTGAAGTTGCGAATGTCCCTGTCAGCGAATACCACATGGTATCCTTCCGGCACAGGGCCGAATGCCGCTTCGTAGAACAGCACAGACTTCGGTCTCCAGATGTTCGGCTCTGCAATCTTGACGTAGAGATAGCCGTGCTTCTGGACGCGCTCCGTCCCCACCGGCAGGTGATTGTGTGGGATGTTCCCGGGCTTGAAGACGTTGGGCGGCGGCTTCATGTGTTTGCCCTTGTTGTATGGGATATGCCCAAGCTGGAAACGCTGCGGTAACCCTGTCCGCAGATGATTGCGTTGCATGAAGGACTTCACCCGTACTGCTGACATCTCAATGTCAAACCGTTCCGTGAACGCTTCGGCTATCTGCCGGTAGTTCTTCCCCCGGCAGTTCTCCCGGAACCATTCCCGCTGTTCGTTTGTCGGATGCCACATATCAGGCACCGCCCTCAAAGAGCGGCAGACCCGGCAGATCTTCCATGCCTCGGTACTGCGCATAGAGTTTCTGTGCGTCAAGGATCAGTGCGCCGTTGTCGATTATTGTTTCCGCAACGGAACGGACAGCCCGTGCGCGTTTGATTTCGCGGTCGAGTTCTTCGTCCGTGGTGCAATCATCAAGGCGCTCGATGGCCTCGAAAAGATAATTGTTGACGTCCTGTAGCGTGTTCTTCATTGTCCCTCCGTCCCCTTCTCATCCGGCACCCACTCCCGCAGATGCCAGTCATAATGTGCCGTTGCCTTGCACAGCAGTGCGCCGCTCTCCACTACAAGCGGGCACTCACCGCAATGCACGTGGCCGGTTTCATCCCGTGCGCTGTACTTCTCACAGGTGGCGCGGTCTCTGTCAGTTCTCAGCATTGGCATTACCTCCGCATGGCTTCGATCATTGTCGTGATCTCAGGATAATGCTTGCCGGTCTTGCGGACTTGGTGCTTATACCACTCGAAGCTGACTATGTTCTGATCATTCCGATCTACATATATGCCGCCAACTGTGGCATCCGATACCGATGTTATGGCACCTATCATTCCGCCTCCTATGTGCTCTATCTCATCTCCGATGCAGAAATCCGGCTCCGGCTTCGGCTCGTAGGGTGTCAGCTTCTTTAACCCCTCCGCATCGAAGACCAGACTGCGGAAGCCTTTGACCCTGTACAGTGCGTCAAGGGTTCCGTTAGAAAACATTTTTTCCTCAAGTTCGATTATGTATTTCTTTCCCATGCTCTTCCTCCTCTTATCTCATATCCGCACCGCAGTTCGGGCAGTACTTCCATAGTGGTTCACGTTCTTCCTGTACAAGGCAATGACATTCAGAACACTCCCATCCTTCATAAAAGATTGCCGTGACCACATCTCCTATCATTTCCCGGCTCAATTCCCTTCCGTGTATCCACTTCCCCGTCTCGCGCTCTGACTCGATGGTGGGTTCACCGTTTACTATTGCTGTAAAAGCCTGCTTAAAACCATCACCCAATATCGTTGCGTCATTGACAAGAGCCACCAGATGATCAGCGTCCACTAAGCGCATATCAATCACCGTCCTTTTATCCCATAGAAATTGGAAATGGCTCACCCATTCCCCATAGCATTACAACCGCAATGAAAAGTACGCCCCCAACAAACCACGCCAAGAAAAAAATCTCGCATCATCGCCATTCTCGCCGGAATTTACTATGCAGGCTATAATCCATGTACAGGCACAGTAGATTACCACCGTCACAATTACCAGACCAAGCACGGCAAGTCCCTGCATCATGCATCACCTTCTTCCTGATACGGTTCTGGCTTTTCACGCCACGCAATCGGATTGTACATCACACAACCGTCCGATGCACACAGCCACTGTTCGTCTTCGTATGCCAAATAACCAAACATTTCTTCGCCGTATTTGTCGCAAGCCATCACCTCATGGTCTGGAATGTCGACTGTTTCACTACACGGTATCCACTGCGGTTCCGGCGGTGCAGAGGGCAGTGCCCGAAGCCTGTCTCGCACTTCGGTAAGCACATTCAGCGGGTCAGTGTATGACGGTTCTTCCCACGTGATATCAATTTCCGCCGCTCTATCAATCAGGTCGCTCATTCTTTAAGCCCTCCCGAGTCCAATTCGCGTCTCTCCGCGTATTTCACAAATGAATGTCGGCTTTACCTTTGTGTTGATGCACACCTCACGATTCCCCCGCCTGTCCTCAGTCACGCTGTCTGGTTCAAAGTCATCGCACATCTCAAACACAACGTTCATGTCATCATCGTAATATTCCAGTTCCTCTTTCAGTTCCTTGACCGTCATCCCTTCTCCCTCCGTTCCTTCTCTGCCACCAGCTCCTGCCGCCACTTCAGCCAGCCGGGTTTATCGATCCTTTCATCGCCATACAGCTTAAAGGTCTCCTGATAATCACAATCGTCCAGCATGACCTTGATGTCCCTGTCAGCAATTTCTGACAGATGTGGCCGGACAATACTCCTCACCAAGTCCGGCATATAGGTCTGTCTGCCCTGACAGTAGCGGATAGCACAGATCGCAAGCGTGGCGAAATCAGTCGGGTTGATTTTTATCATTTGCGCACCTCCTGTTCCAGGCTTCTGCCGCTTCTCTGACATACGGCTCAAACATTTCTGTCTGCTTCGACCCGTTCGGTGATGTTCCGTCACCACAGTTCCCCCACTTACTCATGTATGGGTTCGGGTTAATCAACCAGTCCGTGATTACCGGCTTCCCTCTCGCCCGACACCGGTTGCAGATAGTCTGCACTCTATACTTTTTCTTCACGTCTCCAAGGTCGTTTTTGCCGTAAAAACGATAGTCCTTGAAACTGATCTTCCCAACGCCCCCGCAGAACGGGCAGGGTCTTAATTTTTCCATTCGCCCTCCTTCATGCGTATCCGTTCCAGTTGCAATTGCGGCACATATACTCGTACTTTGGTGGAAAACACGCCAACACTATGTCCGTCCTCTTGTACAGTGCCTTTCCGCAACACGGGCAGGCGATTGCCGTCAGCTGGAGACTTGGTGATATTTCTGTCTTTTGTTTGCAGTGCTCTTCCCACGGTATCAAGTCGCTCATTCGTCAACCTCCTGATCAAACCGTCCGCCGCCTAACAGCGTGTCTTTCAGCACGTAAGCATTAATCAGCTTGTGCATGTGGTCATACGGCGTCTTTGCGGCTGTTTCGCCGCCGTGATAGCAGACGAAGGCGCCGTCCTCCCTCAGGCTGGAAATCCTGCCCAATTCGTACTTCTCGCCGTTGTGGTAAATGATGTATTCGCCTACTTCGTAATCTTCCATTGTCCCTCCTATAATCCCGGCTGTTTCCTCACTTAACGTCTGCCTGTCCCTTCGTGTGCATCAGGCGTATGCGAATCTCGCCATCATTATCCGAACACTCCACCACGCAAAGCTCATCGGCTTGGTCAATCAGGTATTGCGCGATGACCCGG